GGTGGGTGTGCTTCACGAACGGGGTGTACGACGTGCGGGAGGGGCGGCTGCTGGGTTTCGGGCCGGAGTACGCGACGGACATGGCGATGGACTACGCGTTCGACGCGGAGGCGCGGTCGCGTCTGTGGGACAGTGTGCTGGCGCGGACGGTCCCGGATCCTGGGATGCGGGCGGCCTTCCGGCAGTTCTGCGGGTGCATGCTGGCGGACAGGCGGGAGTACACGATAGAGTACATCACGTTCGTGGTCGGCGAGGGGCTGAACGGCAAGAGCGTGATATGCAAGGCGGTGGTGAACACGCTGGGCAGGAGGGTGGCGAGCAGCTACAACCCGGAGCAGCTGTTCCGGAGCGCGCAGCGGGACTACCACCTTGCGGACGTGAACGGGAAGGTGGTGAACTACTGCGACGACGTGTCGAACAAGGACTTCTCCGGGGGGGACTTCAAGATGTTCGTGTCGGGGGCGCCGTTCACGGGGCGGCATCCGTACTCCAGACGTCCGACAAGGGTGGACAAGGTGCCTCTGATGCTGTGCTGCGCGAACAAGATACCGCCGACGACGGACGACTCGGAGGGGTATTTCAGAAGGTTCCTGGTCATATTGGCGCCGAACAGGGTCGATGACCGCGACAAGGACCCGCAGCTTGTGTCGAAGCTGGCTGCGCCGGATGTGAAGGCGGCGATATTCGACTGGATGCTGGAGGGGTACCGCGAGTTCGTGGCGAACGGCGGGAAGATAGACGTGCCGCAGTCGGTGCGCGACGTGGTCGAGGAGATGAAGGCGAGCGCGAACAGCCTGCGCAGGTGGCTGGACACCGAGGGCTATGTGGCGGCGGTCCCGCGGCAGAGGAGCGGCGAGGGCTGGCGGCCTTTGAAGGAGTGGGTGCAGGAGTACATCAACTACTGCAAGGACTGGGGCGAGGTGCCGAGGTCGAGGAGTTCGGTGACGGACATGTTCGCGAAGATGGGCGCGGCGAAGGTCAGAAGGGGCGACGGGATGTGGTACTACCTGGAGCGGAGGGTGGAGCTTCCGGAGGAGGAAAAGGATGTGATGGCGGATCTGCCTTTTTGAATTGTATGTTAAAAAATCAATAGGTTATGAAAAAAAAGCAAATCAATGATGTGCCGGCGGATGTGTCGGCTAAGATGAATGAGCTGGAGGAGCTCGCGGAGAGGTACGGGGTGTCGATGTTCGCAATGGCGTGCACAGGCGAGGTCTTGGCGCACTTCATGACCGGCGACTGGGCTCCGATCGTGGTTGGGCTTGTGACGGTGGGGCGGAGGTATGGTTCCGTCCGCGGCATTGTTTCCGCGGCGGCGCGCATCCTGAACGGGGACCTCACCGACGATTTCGAGAGGGTGACGCGGGAGATGCGCGGGACGTGGAAGGCGAAGAACGCCGACTACGGGAGCAGCTTCGACGACGGCGTGGACCGCTTCGGCCTCGTGTCGGCTGCGGTGCGTATATGCGACAAGGCGAACAGGTTCGCGAGCCTTGCCGACGGTAAGAAGGCCAATGTCAAGGGGGAGGCGTTGCGTGACACGCTTATGGACCTGGCGAATTACGCGGTGATGACGGTGATGCGTCTGGACCAAGACAAGAAAGGCGATGAGTAAGGACGGTTTCAGGTTCGACTACGATCCTCTGGCGGCCTTGGCGAACTGCCCGAAGCTGCTGGGGATGGAGCTTGTGCCGAGGGGTAACGGTCTCCAGGGCGGGTATTACCTGAACGGGGACAGGCATCCGTACCGCAGGGACAAGCTCAAGGTCTTCGTGGGCCGGGGCAGCGTGTGGGTCAGCGAGGAGGGCGGCAGGTGCGTGTCCCTCACGCAGTGGCTTCGCGAGTTCGGCGGTGCGGAGACCTACCGCGACGCGGTGCGGATGATCAACGGCGAGCCCCAGTCGGTGGACTGGAACCGGGAGTTCCGGAGGATAGTGTCGCCGGATGTGAAGTACGTGCCGAAGGATGTCCTTGAGGCGGCGAGGGCGTATGACCTCGGAAGGTGCCCTCTTTTCCGCTGGATGTGCGGGCTTTTCCCGGAGGCGGATGTCCGCGGGGTGTGGGGGCGTTACAACGCGACCACGGACTCGAAGGGGAACGCCGTTTTCTGGTTCACGGACTCGGCCGGGCGGGTGCTGTTCGACAAGCGCATGGCGTACGGCGAGGACGGGCACCGCCTGAAGGACTTCTTTCCGGGGAGGCGGTACCGTGTCGGGGACGGGTACACCGGGAGGTGCTATTTCGGGGCGCATCTGGTCGAACAGGGGCGCAAGGTCTATGTCTGCGAGAGCGAGAAGACGTGCCTTCTGGTATCCTTGGCCTATCCGGGGCGCCAGTGCGTGGCGACGGGCGGAAAGGGGAACCTCCGTGACGTGGACGCGAATATGGTGCTGCTGCCCGATATGGACGCTCGGTTCGAGTGGCAGGAGAAAGGCGAGATATGGCCTTGGTGGGAGAAGTGGGGGGTCAAGGATATCCCGGACAAAGGCGACATCGGGGACATGATAGTCTGGAAAAGGGTTCGTGACTTGAACGTAAAAGGTTAAAATTCGTGTTTTGGGCGCGTTTTTGCCTAAAACCGAGGAAATGTATATCTTTGGGGGCGAAACCCCGTTAAAACTGAAATAAATGAAAATTTGGGACAAGATTGTGAGGTTCTGGTGCCTCAATGTGACGAACCCCGTCGAGGTAAGCGGCGAGAAGGGCGGGTTCAGGTATGTTTTCCGCCGCTACACGCTGGAGCTGCGGACGGTGAGCGGCAACTGGCGGATGAGGGTTACCGCGTGCGAGCATCCGTGGGCGTATCTGCGGGCGAGCGTCGAGCAGGGGAGGGAGGACAACGTGTTCGGGTTCGCGCACGTGCTGTACTACCTGACGATGACGATGACGACCGACCAGCGGCTTGTGGATGAGGTCCAGAAGGCTTTGGTGGACTACGAGAAGCGCCTGGAGGAGAAGGCAAAGGTTGAGGAGGACCCGGAGGAGGAGAAGGCCGCCATGGAGGAGGTCAGGGGCGTGCAGGAGTACGCGGAGATGGGCGCGAGGGAGCGCAGGAAGTACGAGAGGGGTGTGAACCGGCGGTTCAAGAAGGCCGCGGAAAAGGTGAAGGGCGATGGGAAAGAGGATAGATAGCGCCGAGGCGGCTCTGGTCGCGAAGGTGTGCGAGTTGCAGCGTCAGGTGTGCGAGTATGACCGCTTCGTGAAGGATTTGCTTCTGATGCTGGTGTGTGGCGATGCGGACAGCAACCCGGTGTTGTGGGATGTCCCGGAGAGTAGCCCTGTGGATGTCGTGTTCGACAAGGTGAAGGAGCTTGTGTCGGCACGGAATTTGAAGGGAAAAGGCGCAAAGGATTAATCATGATACAGAATCAAGAGTCAATACATTACCGCGCCGCGTCCAAGGCGACGCACAGCGGTGTCGAGGTCCTGCACGGGCACAGGGAGATACCCCGTATAATCATCGACAGGATAGAGTATGTCGAGAACATTGTCATCAACGGCCGCACGGAGAGGTGCGCCTTTGTGGCGCATTTCCGGCCGGGCAACGGATTCGCGGAGCTCCCGATGATTCTTAACCAGACTAACTGTCGTAGAATCACTAAGTTATACCCGGAATGCGAGGGTTATCTCGCACGTTTGAAGAATATCGCCGTGCGTCTGACATCGGAGTCCTGCAAAGACCCGAACGGCGGCGGCCAGACGCTTGGCCGCTATCCGGCGGCCACCGAGGAGGAGATGCAGCAGTGGCTCATCGAGAACGGCTACGCACCCGCACAGGCTCCGGCGCCAGCGAGGAAGGTTATCACTGTTGACAAGGTTGCCGTTATCGTCGAATGGGCGTTGAAGAACGGCCTTGACATGGCGGCGATAAAGGAGCGCTACGACTTCGAGAGCCAGACGGTGGAGGACGCGGTGATGGACGGTATCAGCGCGAAGCCGCAGGATAGTGACGATTTGCCAGAGTAGCTATGGACAAGAACGAGGTTTGGATGGAGAAGCGCTGCGGGCGGATAACCGCGAGCGAGCTGGGGCGGCTGGTGTCCGCGTCCGGCAAGATCATAGACGGGAATGTGTCGTATGTCCGCTCAAAAAGGTTCGAGCGCAGGCACGGATTCGCTTTGCCGGTGTCGGCAAGGGCTATGGACATAGGCAACGAGACGGAGCCGGATATCTTCCGCTGGGCGATGAAGAACCTGCCGGAGGCGTGGCTGGGGAGGTTCCACTACTCGAAGGACCTTCCTGTTGTGCCGTTCTGGGTGCCGGAGGATATGCCGATGTTCGGCGCGAGTCCGGACGCCTATATCGAGGATGAGAGCGTCGTGCTGGAGTTCAAGACGATGGTCGGGAACGAGACCGTGGAGTTCTTCTGTGACGAGCGTACAAGCGTGGAGGAGAAGGCGGCGCGTGTGTTCAGGGAGCACGGTGATCAGATACTCGGACTGTTCCTGTCGAACCCGAAGGTTAAGACCGTGGTGCTTGTGAAATACGTTCCTCAGCGCGATGACATAATGAAGGACACGACTTCGCTGCTTGCAGAGTGGCGTGGTGTGGCGTTCCGTTTCCGCAGGGAGGACTACGCCGAAAGCATCGAGGAGATGCGCCGCAGGGTGCTTCTTTTTGACGCTTTCATAGACTCAGATATGAACCCTTCCAAGATGAAGGAGGGCTGGGAGCTTGTGGACGGCAAGTTGGTGAAGGTTGAAAAAGAGAAGAAAAGTGTTGTTGGATAACTGCTATATTAGTGTTGACGGTCGCCGTATGGGGCGTCTCCGGCAGGGCGAGGACGGCAGCGCAAGGCTGTTTCCTATGCCGGGATGCACCATCGGCGTTTATTTCGAGATGCTGAGCTGGTTGATGGATAACGAGGAGGAACAATTGGCATGGGTTTTGGCCAAAGAAGAAAAGCCCCTGAGTCGGGGGAGCGGCTGTACGCGTACAAGACGCCGCTGAACAGGAGGAGCGCGCCGTACATAGTGCGCTTCTTCGACTATTGCTACAAGCGCGGTGTCTGGGACGCTTGCGACCACGGTGACGACTACGAGGTGCGGAACTTCCTTGAGGAGCACACCGTGTCTTGGAAGTTCGCCTTGCTTGGCGAGCCGGGCGACCTTGACTGGGAGACCTGGCGCTTCCTTATGTACCGCTGGGCGAAGGAGCGGGGCTGGAACGAGCTGGCGGAGTACTACATCTACGAGATAGTCCGTCAGAACCATCTGTGGTACTTTCTCCCGTACTGTATGCGCTTCTATCTGAAAGGGATGTCCGAATGGCTGAAAAGGCCTGAGCCGAGGGCGATAGACGCGTTTATGTCCACGGCGAAGGCGCGATGGAGCCCGGACGGAAGGCAGGCCTTGAGGATGGTCAACAACGACTACGTGTCTGATATGCACATGTTCGCCTTCGAGTACCGCAGGGTGCCGGAGGACGACCGCGCGTTCAGCATCATAGCGTTCGAGCAGTACGCCCGCGCCATACACGACCTGACAAGGAAGTGGCGGGGCAGGCAGCAGTTCACATATCAAGTCCGGAAGGACCTGGAGGGGATCAAAAAGGAATCGTATGGAAGCGAAGAGTCAAGTATTCAACATGGACTGCCTGGAGTTCCTGAGGGAGCAGCCGGACAAGAGCTTTGACCTGGCGGTGGTCGATCCGCCTTACGGGGGTGCCAATGACCTCAGTATCAATGGGGGGGGGCGTTTCGGCGAAAGGTTCGACCGCTACAAGTGTTCACGTACCGGCGGTACGTACGGGAAGGACATAATCAGTTGGGACGTGGCGCCCGGCGCGGAGTACTTCCGGGAGCTGTTCAGGGTCTCGAAGAACCAGATAATCTGGGGCGGGAACTATTTCTCGCTGCCGCCGACAAGGTGTTTCCTTGTCTGGCGCAAGCTGACCATATCCGAGAGTTTCACGATGGCGATGGCGGAGTACGCGTGGACAAGCTTCAACGGCAACGCGAAGGTTTTCGAGTGCGCGCCGCAGGGCGCGTCGAAGGATCAGCGGTTCCACCCGACGCAGAAGCCCGTCGCGCTTTACACGTGGGTTTTCAGGCAGTTCGCCAAGCCGGGGGACAGGGTTCTGGACACGCATCTCGGGAGCGGATCGTCAAGGATAGCGGCATACGGTCAGGACCTGGACTTCACCGGGATAGAGATAGACAAGGATTATTTCGACAAGTCGGTGGAGCGTTTCGAGCGCGTCTGTCACGGCGTGCAGGACATCGGCGGTCACAAGGTGGAGCAGGGCAGCCTGTTTTAGGATGGGTCTGGGCATAGACATAGAGGACAGGAAGCCGAAGCTTTTCCGCACGGGGCACGAGGAGCCGGGTGAGTTCCGTCTGGACTATATTCTGCTTCCCTACGGCCTTTTCTACGAGAAAACGGCCTGCGTGTTGAAGGCGAGGCGTGGGGACCGTCTGAGGCTTTTCAACGGCCCCGACTGCCGCATAGTCAAGGCTATGGTGGTCGAGGGCGACCTTTGCGACCTTCTTTGCCGGATGCGCTACGGAGTGGCGTGGAGGATAGCGTACCAGAAATGGCTTCTGAACGCCCGCATGGAGGGTTTCGGCAAGGATGTATTCTTTGAGGACAAGTGTATTTTCGTTGTAATTGACAAAAATGAAGAGGAAGACAGAGAGCCAGCCGTTACGGTCTATCGAGACCCGCGTGTTTCGCGTTCAGGCAAGAGGCGCGGACGCCCTGCTTCTGCCAAGAAACGCCGTGGAAGACGCGTTCTGGACAAGAAGGGTAGAGGTTGACGCGCTTTTCGAGACGCTTGACGGCAAGAGGTCACGCCCGCGTTTCGTGGCGGCGTGGAATAACAAGGGAGGCGAGTACGACGGCGAGCTGGACCGCGTGTGCCGGCGGCACTTCGGGTTCCCTTTTGTGAACATCCGGTCGATGTGGAACAGTCGGCTGGGATTTGTAGATTACTATTGGTTTCTGGTGGAATTGGGAGAGGCATGAATTTACGATATTATCAACAAACTTTAATAAACGAATCAAGACTGGCCCTGTCGAGCTATAAGCACATAATCGTGCAAAGCCCAACAGGGTCAGGCTAACCGGCAAGGGGGTTCTTATCGGTTCGATGGCGTCGATGAGCAATTATCGTGTCTTGATACTTGCGCATAGCGAGGAGATTCTCAAGCAGGATGCGGAGCACACAAGGAAATGGGGTGTGGACTCGGCTGAGGTATATGCCAAAACGCGGAAGATGCCTGACACGAAGTGTTGTGTCATGATGGTGCAGACACTGCGTCAGCGTTTGAAGAAACAAGCGTGGCTTAATTGGTTCGGTACTTTCAAGTTCATAATTCTCGATGAGTGCCATCGTTCCGAGTTTGATGTTGTATTTCAGGAACCTGGGACGCAGAATGCGTTTGTCGTCGGTCTTTCCGCATCCCCAGCCCGCTATGGACAAATGCGTCAGTTCGGACTCGATTATGGTGCCGTCGTGGTTGGCCCGCAAGTGCAGGAGCTTATAGATATGGGCTACCTGTGCCGCTGCCGCCTGTTCTCGCTTGACGCACCGTCGATGGATGATGTCGATTGGGACTATGGCCGTGGAGACTACAACCTTGGCCAGATGGCGTCAAAGTTCAAGTCAAAGGCTCGGTATGTCGGCGCGGTGGAGAACTACGAGCGTCTTTGTAAAGGGCAGAAATGTATCGTATTCTGCTGTTCAAGTGAGCAGACGATAAATCTTACACGCGAGTTCTGCGAGCGTGGCATAAAGGCCAAATACTGCCTTTCTGGCAGCTTTGACGAGGACGAGGAATACAGCGGTGAGCGCAAGGAGGTTGTGGATGCTTTTGCCAAGGGCGAGTTTCCTGTGCTGGTAAATTTCGGCTTGTTTACCACGGGCATCGATATTCCGGACATCAAGGTAGTGATGCTGATGTTCTCGACGACATCGCTTGTTAAATATCTGCAATGCCTTGGCAGGGCTTCAAGGATCGCAGACGGAAAGAACGGCGAGTTCATCTGCCTGGATTTCGGTCGCAATTATGAGCGCCTTGGGCGTTACGAGGACAGTAGAGAATGGTCGGTTTGGCACAACACGGGCCAGGGCGGCGGTGTCCCTCCCGTCAAGGAGTGTCCGCAGTGTCACAAGCTGGTCCCCGTTTCGTGGACTAACTGTCAGCTCTGCGGCTATCACTGGCCGTCAAGGCAGGAGACCTATCAGGCGGAGTTGCAGGAGATTGTGTCAAACACATCGGGCGAGGAAGAGACATTGGAACAGTACGTCGCAAGGCAGAAGCTGGCCGGAAAGAAGAACAACTGGATTTTAGTGAATGTCTGCATCAAGAACGCCGACAATCAGAAAGAGGCGTTTATGCGCGCGATAGACGTGCTGCGGACAAAGCACGGCGAGAACATAAGTCCGAAGTTCTGGTTTTTCTTTAAGCGTGAAATCTTGAGCAAGGTGAAGGTGAAAAAGAAGGAGGATGAGGGACCGTCGCTTTTTGCGCAATCGGGCGGAAAACGCTAACTTTGTGGGCATGATAGTACCTACACAAGAAAATCCTTTCAACAAGAAGCGCAGGTCTTCCGAGGAGATGCGCATTCAGGCGGAGTGTGTCAAGGTGGCGTGGAACGAGTTTCCCGTCACCAGACATCTGTTGTTTCATGTCGAGAATGAGACAAACAAATCTGACATAATAGCGGGCGCAAGGCGCAAGGCGCAAGGTATCGTGCGCGGTGTAGCGGACCTCCTATGCCTTGTTCCTCGCGGCGGCTATCACGGCCTTTGCATCGAGATGAAGACCTTGGTGGGGCATCAGTCAGAGTATCAGAAAGATTGGCAGAAACGAGTCGAGGCGCAGGGGTACCGTTATTCGGTTATCCGGTCCGTAGAGGACTTCCGTGCGCTTCTTAAAGAATATCTTAGCGATGGCGGCAAGTAAACCATTGATACCTTTGCGCCCGGACAATTTCATTTCTCCGTTGACGCAGGACGAGCAGTCCGCACTCACATGGCACGTCCTTTCGGGATGTCCCAAGAAGACGGCCTTCTTGCTTTTCGCAAGGCCGGATATGCTTACATCCAAGGCCCAGGCGGCGATAGACTCCTATGTCAGGCAGTTCTACGCCAGGCCTGAGAGCATTGATTATATGAAGGCGTACAGCGACACCCTTGACGCCTTCCTTCACCCGAAGGTGGTCACAGAGGAGAAGCGCCCGATTGCGGAGCGCAAGGCGGCGTCGAAGGCTAAGCTGATGGAGTTCGCGATGACGATGATAGACAACATCGAGCAGGCGCAGGACCCGGAGTTCGTGTTGAAGATGGCTGACAAGTTGTCACTTCTCGACGGTGGCGAGGAGAAGCCGGAGAAGCCGAGGCGCTACCTTCCGGTGTCGTGCATGCAGGAGTGCCGCTACCGTCTTTTCTGCGAGGAGAACACGGTTGACGAGTGCCAGTACTGCAAGTACAAGCGTTTCTCCGAGGAGAACGGTCTTGTGCTGACACCGCAGACCCAGCTTGATGTGGCACGGGATTTGAAGGAGGAAGGGGAAAAGGATTCGTAATGGAAAAAGAACTGAAACAAAAATTCGAGGAGGTATGCAACGCATACCTTGACGCTTTCGTGAAGAGGCACGATCTGGCCTCGGCGGACTGGGTAGGTCCGGGCGTGGGCGAAATCGTTTGCGCAAACGACGATGTTTTTCTTGACTTCGATGACATCCGCTATGACATCGACAACGCTGATGTTCTTCGTGCCAACGAGATATGGGACTGGGTCGGGTACTGCCAAAGGCTCGATTATCTTGAATGTCCGAAAAGGATAAACTTTCCGTCGTGGTGCAAGGGCGCTCCAAGGCCTTATACCGACAAGATGTTGGACGAGCTGGTGGGTTTTCACCAGGCGGTCATCGTTACCAGTCTTTCACCGCTTTGTATGACACCGAAATCCACCGTTGCCCGGTGCTTGAAAGGAAGGGCAGGAATCCTGACGAGGGCATTATTTTGACTTCGAGGAGAAAACGGTATGACGATAAATGGCAAGGTTCACTTTTTCCTCGAGCAAAGCGGAACGGCCGGCCTGTGCTCCGAGGAACGCAGTATGATAAGCCCAGACTACGCCAGGAACTTCATCTGCGATTATATCCTTGGGAAAGAGCAGAAAGGGACACAACTTAATTTGTTTGGAAATGAATAGGACTAACATACTGATTAACAACGACTGCACGGACTTCTCCGCCGAGGGTTACGCCGCATTGGGCGTGCTTCTGGAGATGGTCTGGGGAATGCAGACGATGGGCTACTATATGGCCCGCGCGCTTGACAAGATAGGCGCTCAGAACTGTCTTGTGCAGCGCAAGAAGCACGCCTTCAACGAGGCGAAAAAGAACATCAACGCCTTTCTGAAAGGCTTGGAGGTCGCCTTTGACGAGACATTCAATTACGCGATGTGCCGCGTGCCGGAGGGAACTTTGGAGCGCACGGAGGCGTTGCAGTCCTACGCCGATGACATCGTGCGTCTGCTGATACTCTATTATTCGAGGGTTGACGGAGACCCGCAGGGCAACGACAAGCGTCAAAGGGTGCACAAGGCGATAGCGAACTTCAAGCCGGTGCCGGGTTTTGACGCGGAGGCGCTTATCAAGTTCTTCAAGATGCAGTAATTTTGAACATTTCTAATTTACAGAGTAATGGATAATATCATCAAAGGAAGAGTCGTCGCCGTTCCACCGATGGCGACGGGCGAGGGGCAGAGAGGCCCTTGGAAAAGGCAGACGGTGGTAATCGAGTTCCAGGACGGGCGCTATACAAGCAAGCTGGCACTCGACAACAGTTTCAAGGCCGACGAGTTCGCCAAGCTGCGCCCCGGTCAGGTTGTGACGTGCCACTATGACGTGACAAGCCGTGAATACCAGGGCAGGTATTACCATTCCGTGACCTGCTTCGAGTGGGAAGTGGAAGGTGCCACCGCTAATGTAAATAACGCCCCTGCGACAGCGGCAGCGCAGGACAAAGGCGACGGACTGCCGTTTTAATGTTTAACCAGCCTGGGTTAGACGTGTGTATGAACATATTGGAGTAAAGAAAAAAGAAGGGCCGCCGTGAGGCGTCCCTTTCTTTTTAGCTCTGAATCGACTTTCCCGAAGCGTTGTTGTCAACCGGCGTCTTTTCCGGATTGGTCTCTTTCGTGACCGCCGTTGTGTTGTACTTTGCGGGGATTGAACTTTTAATTTCTAATTCATACTCCCATTCCTTCTGAATAGTCTCGTAGTCGTCAATGTGCGCCGAGCCGAGGTCCTCCATGGCGGCCTCCCTTGACTTGATCCTTGCGTAAACCTGGTCGCACTCGTTCTTGACAAGCTCCGACACGTTCTGCGGAAGCCAGATGTTCTGACCCACGGACACCTTCAAGCTCTCGTACCCGGCGATGTCCTCCTCCACCTTTCCGACAAGCGCCTTGAAGACGTTTACCAGCTTCTTCACACCCTTGAAGAAGTACGGCCACGTGTTCTTGCACCACTGAATCTCCGGCGCGAAAAGAATCTTGATTGTCGTGCTGGAGTCCGAACCGGCCTTGAGGATGTCCGGCTCGATGAAGACCGACATGGTTGTCCTTACGATGTTGTTCCAGAGCGTCTCGTGGTGCGTCTCGGCTATGTTACTCGCGTCCGGCGGTGTGAGGAACTTTGCGTCGGCGTTCTGTATGGACTCCGCCGTTCCCTTCACGCCGATGGTCTTGCCGTTCATCTTCGACGGCGGCAGGTTGACAATCTTCTCCGACTTCAAGAAGAGGATAGGGAACGCGCTGTTCTTCAACTCCTCGCCGAGGTACGAGCAGGCGTTCTCCAGCGACTCTATGCTGAGCTGTGCCGGTCCGGTAGGGATGTCGTCGATTCTGAAATAGATGCACTGGCACCTTCCGGCCCCGGCCTGGTTGGCCTTGCGCCTTACAAGCGTGTAGCCGTCCTCGCTCTGCTCCCTTCCCGAAGTTTCCTCTTTTGGCAACATCATCCAGGTCTCCACTGACTCGCAGGTGAAGATGTCCACGGCGTCGCGGTTCTCGTACTTGTACTTCCTTGCCACGCACTCGTGTCCCTCGGCGTCAAGGAAAGGATACAGCGTGGAGCCTTCCTCGTAGCCATAGACCTCGTACTCGATGCCGTCCTCCGTCTGGTACAGATAGATGGCTCCGTCACCGGTGCGGAACACGCTTCTGACAAGAGCCGTCCACGCCGCCTCCTTCAAGCCGGTCATATCCATCTGCGAGCGCAGCACCTCGAAGCGCTCCTTGTCCTTAGTCTCGTTGGCTATCCAGAAGCCGTCCGAGGCGAAGTGCGAGATCTTCTTGCCGATGATGCACTCCTGCAAGCCGAGGGCAACCGTCTCCACGTCATCGTAGCCGGTTATCTTCCACTTCACCTTGCCGTTGGCGTCCTTCTCCTCCGTCGGGCCGTAGATAGGCCGCTTCGACATATATGGAGAGTTGATGTTGTGTGCGGCCGGGGAAATCTCGTTGAGGAAATCGTCCTGGGTCATAACCACCTGGTCACAGCCCCTCCCCGGCTTCATATTCTGTCCGGCGGCGGTGTCCATCGCCACTCGTCTTGTCCACTGCTTCTTCTTCGCAGGGTTGATGTAACTTGTTACTATCATAATTATCAATAAATTATATCCAAATTGCGTCCCTTCCGTTACACTGCTCGTACAATCCGAAATACGCGTCGTCCTCCACCTCCGGTGACGGCTGCTTCTTCGGTCGGGTGTCAAGGTCTGGCAACATACGAAGATACATTGTGTCTATGAGGTTAGGTGAGGCGTGAAATTTAGCCTTGTATTCATCCTTGGAGCGGTAATAAATTTTTTTGTTTCTCTGCAAAGTGCGGAAAGTCTCGATTTCGTCGTAGAGTACGTCAATAAGCCGTCTTGTCTGCCCTTTCTTGCCGTATGGTATGACCATATTCAAGTCGAGCGTTGTTGATATTTTGTTTGTTTTCAAGGCGACTTCCAGTTTTCCCATCAGCTGCGAACGCAGGTTGAAGTATTGCTCGAACTCCACCTTGTTACCGCTTTCGTCGTATTCGGGGAGTGCCGTTTTGTTTGCAGTCACGGGCCAACCGTTTGTGTAAGCCTTCAAATAAAATCCGATTCCGGTTGCGTCAAAGATAAAATCATGTGTAGGTATCTCGTATTTCCGCAACATTCTGTCAATCCAATCCACAAGTCCCTTTGCGTCACCACGGAAGAATTCTATACCGACAATCGTGTGGCCTTTCCAAGCGATGAACGGGTTGTCATCGGAATCGACATTGCCGCCGGAAACGTCCATAGTTCCCCATCCGGTTTCGTCATCATCATAAGGGTTGGTCTGAATGTCCCGTATCATTTGTCTTGACACGTTCGTTGACTCATCCTCGATTTCGCCGAAATACGCCTCGGCAAGTACCGCTCTTTGCTTGCCGCCGACATTGTGTAGATTCGCCACTGACTGTCCCTTTGTGGAGGCCACAAGTTTTCTGTTGTCCGCGGCCGTTCCGGTGATGAGCTGAAAAGACTTGACCATATCGGTCTCTTTCAATCCGGCTCGTCTGTCAGCGTCACTGATATGAATATCGGCGGCTTGGGCGACCTCTTCTTTAGTATCTCCCCAAATGACTGATTCTGGAGTATCTCCTTTTATATAGAAATACCGGATTTTCCCTTGCATTTCCGGCTTGATATACCAAGTTGTCGTGTCAATGTACCCACCACAGACAAGAAAATCGGTAGTCCAGTGCGAATGACTTGGGTTAAAGGTGCAAAGGAATTGTGGTATCACGCCAGAGTTGTCTCTGTTTCTGGAAAATATATAACTGAACATTCTGAAACTTGATACCGCGGAAAGCTCGTCGATTGCCATAAGGCTACTTTGTACCTTCTTAATCGCCTCGGTGAAATCGTCCCATTGTGAATCCGGATTGTAGTTCATACCTATCATCTGGAAGGAATTATTCCATTCGGGCCAAAAGAATGTAGGTGTTTCGCTTGCCGACACTTCGCAATCCGAGAACTGTCCCAATGTAAGCAAAGCGTCACGAAACATACTCGATCCTTTGGCGGAGTCCATTTTGCGGACATTGATAAGTTTTGCTGTATAATTTGGTATGCCTATACCCTTTAAGAAACTCAAAAACAACGCGAAACTTTTTCCTGAAGTTGCTTGACCACAAGCAAATACAAGGTTCGCTTCTGAACGAACTACGGCTTCCTGCATTCCTATTTGTGGGCAAAAATCCACTCCGTCACGCAAAACGAAACTACCTATCTTGTCGAATCCTTTAGATTCGATGGTAGGCAGTTCCCGAATTATATGTTCGTATTTATCGGGGAACTTTGCGTCTTTGTTTTTCAGCTTAAACATAGCGCAAAGTTAATTAAATTTAATCAGTAATTTCTATTTTGTATTGATACAAAGCGTCACGCACACGCTTTGTTATCAACCCCTTCGAGAAATGTTCGTCAGCGACCTCTTTTATGTATGCTTCTTTGGCGTTCTTGTAGGCTGAAAAAGCCTCTTCTACTGTCTTATAAGATTTCACAAACCTTTCCCCATCAGCCCTATCCATTGTGGCTATGTATCTTTTACCATTTTCGGAAACATGCACACCCACAGGCAATGAGCCTCTATATCTTTTTCTGTTGGTTAGTAGAATGTTTATTCTGCGTGGAACGAAGCAGCAGGTGTCTGGTCCATATATTTTATTACCTTTCACGAGAATGTCTTTTTCAAGTTCGTAGCCTTCTACATAGTTCTCGTCGAACCATTTTGCGAAATTGGAGTAAGTCTTCCATTCGTCGCACAATCCGCATCCTTGGTATGTAGGATGCTTCTTTAATGCGCTTTTGTTGTGACATCTATGTATGATGCCTATCCATTTTTTGTGGCTTGCGGTTTTATACTGCGTATATCCATCATCTATGATGCCTAAATCCTCATAAATAGTCGGGCGTTTTTTGTCACGTTTACAAAAAGGACATCCTTGTTTCCCGGAAGTGTGCAAGTCCCTTGTCACGGTAAATTCTCCGTGTTTTGGGCAGATGACAGTAATTAGTGAATCGCTATTGACATATTGGACCTTGGAATAGTCATATTTATCGCCATAGTGCTTTCTGCATTCTGCCAAAAAGTCAGAGAAGGGCATTCTTTGTCTTAATGAATTTTCTTCGTTGGCGCAATATCGACACCCGTGTCCCGCCAAATGACTATTAGGTGTTTGTTTGAAGTCGTGTCCACATATTCTGCAAGTGATAATCACCGGAATACTCGATTTTTCATAAAATACATTCGAGTAATCATATCTATCTCCGTGAACCTTCCTTGCCTTTTCTATAAATTCTTCTGTTGTCAACTTTTTTCGCATAAATGAATAATAAAAAGAAGTCCCTCGTGTTTTCGGTCGGTGGGTCCAGCACAGACGTACTCGCACGGGGGACAAATATATTTCTGATATTGTCGTCTGGACCTCGACACACTACAAAATTACATAAACTATGCCAAACTTTGCGAAAATCCTTTTAACTTTGCATAAAATGTTGGAAATATGTTAAAAGAACAGATTTTAGAGGCGCTCAAGACGAAGTACAAGGCATACGGATTGAGCAACGACGCTCTTGACAGGATTGCGTCGCTTCGTGAAAAGACTGTCGAGAAAGCGGAGGACATCGAGGGAGCGGTTGCTGACGCGACCACGTTGGACTTGATTGCCAAGGAGATTCAGAGGCAGCGCGACCAGGCTATCCAGAAGAACAGCGAGTCGCAGCGTGCTTTTGAGGCTTACAAGGCGGCGCACCCGGAGCCTGACAAGGGGGGTGAGGGCGATAAGGATAAGAATAATGCCACCAGCCAAGACATCGCGTCGATAGTCAAGGCCGCGGTAGCCGATGCCGTCGCCCCGCTCAACGAGAAGATCACCGCTCTGGAGACCTCGAAATCAGCCGAGGCTGCCCTCAGCACGGCGCACTCTTCCTTCTTCAACGGCGACTACGCCAAGAAGTACAAGGACCAGGCGACCGACGCATGGGAGCGCGCCGTGGAGCTGAACGAGGCAACGGGGAGCAAGATGACCGCGGACGAGCTTGCGAAGAAGGCGTCCGGCTACTTCAACAAGGCGGTGTCCCGTCTCGGCGTGGACACGTCACAGCCATTCAAGGCCGACCCTCCGAAGAACGAGGAGGACGGCACCATTGACTGGAGCGCGGAGGTTGCCCGCAAGAAGGCGCAGGGCTTGATTCCCGACAAGAAGTGACATCAACCCATTAAAAGTTTAACAGATGAGTAATTACGGAAACTACTATGGCGTTCCAGCCGACAAGCGCTACGATTCGGGCGTTGTCCCGGTGTGGCTTGCGGTGAAGGAGCGCAAGGTCGCGGGTGGAACCGTTGACCTTACCGGAGTGGCAGCAGGGACCCTTATCCCTTGCGGAATCCCGGTGTCGCTCAAGACTATGGGCGGCGAGGCCAAGTTTCTTGAGACGTACACTGTCGAGGCAGCCGTGGCTGCCGATGGGACGTCTCTGAAAATCAAGCCTCTCAACGGCATCGTACCCAAGGCTGGAATGATTGTCGGTAAGTGCGACGCCGACGGCAAGGCGGCAAAGGCCGTCGCTTTGAGCGGCGCCCCGTCCGTGTCAAACGGCGTTTACACGTTCACTATTACCGCTGGCGCGCTTGGAAAACTGTCCAAAGGTGACAAGCTCTACATCGTGTCCGAGGCCGGTGACAACAAGGCAGCCGTGCTTCCTGACGGTCTGTCCTGGAGGCAGATCTACGTGGAGGCAGACGGCGGCAAGGGCACCGTTGCAGTCGTGACCAAGGGGCAGATTCTCGGCGACCGCATCAACGAAGTTCCTGACTTCTACAAGGCGGCTATGCCTGGAATCACATTCGAGTACGAGACCGCTTAAAAAGGAGGGAATAAAATGGCAAACAAGTACGCAAAAGGTTTCTACACCCTTATGTCGGAGGCGGGCATCCTGTCCTCCAAGAGTTTTGGACTCTACATCAACGATGTGGTCGGCTTCAACAACATCCAGAAGCTTGACCTTGACGGCTTCACCTGGGACGAGTATTCCTCCCTGACGTTCGACTTCAAGGATCTTGTCATGTCGAACCGCGTGAAGGTGATGGCCACCTATACGGACAAGGACTCCGAGGCTATTCCGTTCGGTACGGAGGGCTTCACAGAGACAAGCGGCGTGGTTCCTACCATGAAGGCCCGCTTCATCTGGGACTCCGACGACTACCGCAAGTACCTCGACGCTGTGCGCAACCTTGACTTCCAGAACAAGACCGCGAAGCAGTACGCCCTTGACCTTCTCTTCAACGGAATCAAGGACATCCAGAGCGCCCACGAGCTTTCAATGACCTACCAGCGCGATCAGATAGTTTCCGGCAGGGAGCTGTCACTTGACGCGAACAACAATCCAAGGGGCATCAAGGGGCTCGTGTTCAAGTCAGCCGTTCCTAAGGCCAACGTGACCACCGTCGCCAAGGCGAAGAGATGGTTTAACAAAGCGACCGACAAGAACGCGACCACCGCGAACGCGGACGCTGATCCGGTAGGAGACATGAAGGCTGTTGTACGCGCCATGAAGCGCAAGGGCTACATGGACATCGTGGTCGAGGCCGACTACATCTCCTTCCTTGAGGACATGGATCATCCGAAGTGGCGCACCGCCATGGGTTACCAGATGCGCCCGGACCTCGTACTCGCCGCAAGCAACGACGCCAACGCCCTTGCAGTGGGCAACGCCGCCGGTGACGACGAGCTCGTGGCCCTCTTCGCTAAGATTATCGGCGTTCCTGCGGCCAACGTGCATCTGCGCAAGGGTCTCGCCGGAGTCGAGGTTCTCGAAGGCAAGGGACCTGACGCCAAGCTCGTGAGGAAGACCCAGAGGACTTTCAAGGCGAACACCTATGTGTTCTATCCTGCCGGTCCTATCGGAACAATCAAGAGCACCTTGGCCCTCACGCCGGACGACAGCTTCATCTACGCCAAGTTCTTTGGCGACAGGGGACTTATCCAGTACGAGTTCGACGCCAAGGCGAGGACTCAGGACTGGTGGTCAGAGCTGAACGCGCTTTGCGTTCCTTCCCGTCCGCAGGAGATGTACTATCTCATCACTTACACAGACTAAAAATAGTACCGAAGTATGACTGTCGAAGAGTATCTGCGTAGTTTGGTGCCTGGCTTGGATTTGCCGGACACCGTTGTCGCCCGCGCGGCGAGAAGCCCCATCGAGGTTGGTCTTGACCGCCTTGATGTGGCTGAGGACATAGATTATGACTATGGCGGCGAGGACGAGGACGGAGACGGCTTCCAGAAGCGCCTTGACTACGCCTCTTCGACAATCTACTATTCGGTGTTGGGGGTTTTCGCTGGCGGAGGCTACTCCGAGCAGGTCGGCGATGTCCGCGCCTCCAGAGGCGGTTACACCATCACGATGGCTGACCGCGCGAGGTTCAAGGCGATGGGCGACGCGCTCCGTTTGAAATGGGGCTGGGGCGTCGAGGAGGACGAGTCCTCCAGCGAAATGTATGACGCAAGGTATCAAAGGTTTTAGTTATGCGCCTGATTGATTTCCGCGACAAGTGCACCATAAGCCGTCTGACCGGAAAGAAGGACGAGTGGGACAACCCGGAGCGTTCCGTGGTCTATTCGGGGCCGTGCCTCTACGAGGAGGGTGGCACCGGATATTCACGGTCAATCGTGACGAGGGTCCCATCAGTCTATCTGCCGGGCAACGACGTTATGGTGATGATTAATGACTCCGTGTCGGTGACAACCGAGCACGGGCGTGAAATCAGCGCTGTCGTGGAGATTGTCAGGGACATTAATATGCCTTGGAGAGCCAATTTGAAGTGCACAAGGGTCGAGCTTAAACAGGCGCAGGGGGATTAGTCATGCCAAGGACAAAGTGGAATACAACCGCGAGGCAGTTCCAGGAGGTGCTCAGAAATTCCGCAAAGGATTTCAATCGCCATGCTGAAAAGCTTATGGTCGAAGTTACGGAGGACTTCCTAAAGTACGTTAACAGTAACAGGGAATTGCTGCCGTACTACACCGGCAACCTGCATGACAGTATTGCCGCATACGTGTCGAAGAGCGGACGTGTCATCCGAGCGTGCTATATGCCGCAGGAGGCCACCAAGCCGCAGCACGTCACGAAGCTGACAGCGACGAAGACGCGTAAGGATGATGGCGATACCCGCTACAAGGAGATATGGGGCTACCGTGAGGCCATAAAGGCCGTGCGGAACAGCAAGCCCCTGTCAAAGGGCATTGGCTCCACGCTTATCGTTGCGGTTCCCTACGCTGGCGCCGCAAACGAGGATAGTTCAAAACCGGGATACATCGAGCAAATGCGTACCACTTTTAATGGTATGTTGACGGTACAAATGCTATTGATTGGACAGCATAACTATAAAGCGAAATGAGCATGATGCACGCATCCCACATAAACCCGGACACGGAGCTGAAAGCGCTGCTTGACGGCCAGATAACTGTGGGGATGTCCGGCGGCAAGACGGAGAAGGTCACTGTTTATAGCGACTGGGAACGCCCTACCAACGGACTTCCGGCAGACTTCATAGTCATCTACGTGAACGGCAATATCGAGGGCGTAGGTGCGAAAGTGGACTACGCTTCGGGCTATCTTCTTGTCAGTCTCTACTCCAAGCTGAATGACGACGGATCGGTCAAGGCCAACCGCGTCAAGAAGATTCTGGAGCAGTTCGACACGGTGGTGGAGGGAGCGTCAACAGAACATTACTTCTACCGCTACGACATGGACCGTTTCATCACTCCCACATCGCCGAACCAGACTTCGGGCTATTCTGTGACAAGCCTCAATTTGAGGTGGCATACAAAAAACAACTTTAACAAGCAATAATAACTATGGCAGTAAAAAATCTTGGAGGCTCACAGCAGCTTCTTGCCGGACAGGGCGACATCATTGTGTTCAGCGCTCCTACCGCCGGTTACACTTCCAGCACCACACTTGCCGACGTGCTGACCAACGGCGCGAGCCTTGGTCAGGTCGTGCAGGATTCAACCTCCTGGGACGGTGAGCAGGTGTCCTTCTCCCAGATACTTGATGAGCAGGGCGATGTCATCACCTCAAAGGCATCCAACGGAACCCATCAGGTATCCTTCGACCTTGCTGACCTTGAACCGGATTTCCTGGCCGCCTTCCTCGGCGCGGAGTCTGTCACCGTTGCGGCTTCCGGCGCGTCGGCTGTGTTCAAGGATGGCACGGTGACCTGCTACGGCTTCGGTCACAAGCTTCCGGTCAAGGTGCGTCCACTTATGATCACCAACGACGAAGGCAACAGGGCAATATTCTTCCCGAAGGCGAAGATGGCCGGTTCGCTCGCATGGTCAGACGGACTCTGGAGACTTCATATTGTCGCAACCGCCGAGTTCGTTGACGCCGCAGCGCTCAAGACGTGTATGATTCTGTCGTCAACAACGGGCGTTGACTACGCCGACGGCAGCATCACCGCCGCGACTCTGGATGGCGGAGAGTAATCTCTTGCGGTGAGTATGATTGCGGGGAACGGAATATAATGTTTCGTTCCCTTTTTTTGACGTTTTTAGGTTGAAATAGAACAATATTATGGAAAAATCAGACAAATTAATATCCGGCGAGTACGAGACCGTGATGCAGGCACCTTGCGTGGTTGAGGCCGGCGGCAGGAAATACAAGGTGCGTCAGGTGGCGCAGGCGGTCAAGGAGCGCATCGCGTTGCTTGAACAGGAGGCGCAGGTGCTTGAGGCGAAGGGCAAGATGGGCGTTGACAGCCGGCAGGCGAAGAGGCTGACAAGGAAGCTGTACTCGCTGCACTCGAAGAAGGCGGCGTATTACCTTCTGGGCAACTGGGCGATTTTCTGTCCGTGGCTCTGGGCGATAAAGTGGCGTATTTTGCAGCTCCGTGGCGACGAGGTTACATTCAGGATAAACGGGGCGGGGGCCGTGAGTGAGGACGTGGGTTTTTCCAAGGCCAACTGGCAGCTCTCAAGGCAGGAACGCGAACTGTTTATGAGGCCGGTTGGCGAAGTCGCCAAAGAAGCGCGCGAGCGGCTGGAGACAGTGATAAATATGTTGGAGAAGGACGGTTTGGGGATAAAAAAGGAAGACAGGTAGGCTCTGCCTTCGAGTCCTCGACGCACAACGAGAGGATTAAGAACGTTTACGGCAACTACAACTTCTGGTCGTGGCTCCGGTACTGGTACCTTGACTCGGCGAACCTCGTGACGATGTGGCTGATAGACAAGGGATATTACGACTACGACTACGAGCAGGAGGATAAACTGATAACCGTGTCGGGAACTCGCAAGTCAAAGGCTGAGGTTAACAATATTCTTCGTAACTTTGGACTGCCCGTAGGGGACGAGGATTTACAATCATACATAATCAAGGAGGAACAAAAAAATGGCTGTTGAGATACCGGTAGTCATAGACATAGACAAGGCGTTTGACGACGCTATCAAGAAGCTGCCGTCGGCGATGCGCCCGTTGAAGAACACGATAGAGCAGCTTTCGCAGGAGCTGAACATAGCGCGTCAGATTATGGCGGAGGCTCCGATAGACAGCAAGGACTGGCAGGACGCGGCGAATATGGTAAAGGGGTTGTCGCAGTCTTTGGAAGTCGCATCCGACAAGATGCGGGGATTGGTAGCCAACGATGGCAGCATCAAGCAGATGACCGCCACCTTGGCCTCGCTGAATCGTAGGTGGGAAGAGATGGGATATATGCAGAAGTTCCAGAACGCTTCGCAGTTGTCAAGCGAGGCGGAGGCTTTGTATGCTGAATATAAAAGAATAACAAAGTCTTTGCAGCAGAACAAGACTCTTACACAGCTTTGGGCGGAAGAGCAGGCAAAAGCGGCGAAAGCCGCAGAGCGGCAGGCCGCTGCCACCAAAGCTGCGCAGGACAAGGCATTCATGATGTCCTCCCCGGCGAATACGCTTGGCGGGTTACAAAAGCAGGAAAGCCTTCTGAGAACGGCCATAGGCAAGGCGGTAATTGGTTCCAACGAGTATAACAGATACCAGAAGCAACTGGAGGCGGTCCGTGGCGCCATGGCGCGGGCGCAAGGGCAGGCCGAGGCCCTTAACGGAACAATGACAAGGCAGCAGGGGATATTGAGCCGCCTCGCTTCGCAGATGGGTGCTTTTGTCTCCATTTTCACGCTGGTGAGGTTCGTCAAGCAGGTGCGTGACGTCACCGGAGAGTTAGAGTATCAGCGCGTTGCCTTGTCACACCTTATTCAGGACGAGGAGTATGGCGCACGTCTGTTCGAGCAGATTAAAAAGGCGGCTATTGAGTCCCCTTTCCGAATCAAGGAGCTTGTGACTTACACAAAGTCTTTGGCGGCATACAACATAGCGCAGCAGGACTTGTTTGACACGATGATGCGCCTGTCCGACATATCGGCGGGTCTTGGCGTGAGCATGGACAGACTGGTCCTCGCCTATGGTCAGGTCCGTGCGGCGTCAGTGCTTCGTGGAACCGAGTTGAGACAATTTACTGAGGCCGGGATTCCATTGGTGGACTTGCTTGCGGAGAAGTTCACCGAGCTGAACGGCAGGGTCGTAAAGTCCGCAGAGGTTTTTGACCTTATATCAAAGCGTGCCGTGCCTTTCAAGATGATATCCGAGATATTCGAGGATATGACTGACAAGGGCGGCATGTTCTACAAGATGCAGGAGCAGCAAGCCGAGACCTTGAGGGGGCGATGGGAGAAATTGAAGGACGCGTTCGACATCGGACTCGAGAGTATCGGCAAAACAACTTCGTTCGGTTGGCAAAATGACGCTATTTTAAGTTTATTAACATCGTTGGCGAACAACTTGCGTGTAATACCTAAGTTGGTCAATGCGGCTGCTTTCGCTTGGGTTGCCTACAACGCCGCGCAGCTGATTTTCGTCAAGACCGCCAAACAGAGCTTGACCTTGCAGCAGCAGCGCAACATAGCACAGGCCTTGGCAAGCAAACAGGTCAGTGCGGTCACAGCCAAGATATACGGGCAGGTGGCGGCTGAGTCAGCGCTAACCAAAGCGATAACAGCGCAATACACGGCTACTAACTTTCTGACAAGGGCGTGGAACAAACTGCGCGTGGCGATGCTTACCAACCCGATTGGCGTGATAGCGGCGGCCATAAGCGCTGCGATAGGCTTGTTTATGACATTCCGGAAGAAGACCGAAGATGTAGCCAACTCTTTCGAGGAGTTCGACAAGGTGATAGAGGACACGTCAAATGGGCTGAAGGATTTTGCCAAGACTGGGAAGCTGATTGACCGATATGAACGTTTGGCTGACATCACTAAGAAGACTGATAAGGAGCATAGGAGGTTGTTCCAGACTATGACCTTGTTGCAGGACAAGTTCCCGGAGGTTGGGATAGGGGTGGACAATGAGACCGTCTCGTTGGAAGAACAGTTGAAGACCCTTCAAAAGCTTAACGCCGAAAAGGAGAAGCAGGTACGGGAGAGAGGTAAGACCGAGCTGGAGAACCAGCGGATAAATTTGTCTAATTTGGAAAAGAATTATGCAACGAAGGCAAAGGACAGACTTACCACAAGGCGGCTTTTGGCCAACAAAGAAGCGCTTCTTGAAAAGGAGGGTATAGACAAATATTCCAATCCGGCATGGAGACGATATACCCAGGAAATCAGCAAAGCAGATGCCGCTTTGGTGGAACTTCAACAGAAGATAGACGGCACTCAGAAGCGAATCGTGACTCTGGACGCATTGCTTCATCCGGAAAACGCTGACAACACCCTTGCGGCGTGGCGACAGAAAATCAAGGAACTCACCACTATAACCATAAATGATGTGACCTCGAATTTGTATGATGATGAACAGCTGAACAAGTGGGAGAGCCTTGACGACGCTTTGTCAGACATCATCAAAAACAAGGACAAGGCGAAGACTTCCGAGGAGAAGCTTTCCGAATCTATCCGTAATCAGACGGGAGATATCCGTGACCAGATCGAGGCACAGCTCGACTGGGCGAGAGCGGTACGGCAAGCCAATCAGGCAGTCGAGGACTTTTTCGGCTATTACAGTCGCCTTTCCCAGGATGTGAGCAAGAACTTTCCGGGACTGCTTGGCTCCACATTCGAGGATGTTGACAAGGAGACATTCTCGAAGAAGGGACTTTTCTCCGAATCCGACTTGAAGAGCATAAAGACCGTTGTTGATTTGTATAGCCTTTGGGCGACCAAAATCAAGGCGGTGACGGAAGAGATAAAGCACTACAACGATAAAGTCGGCGCAGGCGTCGGTGCTCAGCAACAGGCGGACCGCAAGGCGACAATCAAGAGCCTTGAGGACCAGAAGAAACTTCTGGAGGAGATGGGTAAGCTGTACGGATTTGTGCTGGACAGCGGTAAGAAAAGCGACGGTTATCAGCAGGATCCTTGGATTCTCATCTATAAGAATAGGATGAAATTCATGGAGGACTTCCGCAAGAGCGTGGAGGATTTGGACAAGTATATGAACAGAAGCTCGTCCTTGTCCACAACTCAGGGTGCGATGACCGGGCGCGGAAAATCCTTGAATATCGACGTGTCCACGATGAGCGGTTCCCGTGAGGAGCTTCTGAAATGGTACGACGACACCATAGATGAGATTACAAAGAAGATAAAGAACCTTGGCGGCAAGACCTGGGCGGGTATGGGCGTGCAGGCCATTCTTGCCAAGGACACCAAGAGTCGCACCATCAAGGCTTGGCAGGACCTGCTTGCGGAGGTATTTAAGGCTCGCACAGATTTTGATCTTTCGCAACAGAAGAAGGATTTCGAGAAGGCGTTCAACAAGATGAAGGAGGAGTTGAAGAACACCGAGGCTGCCCGCAACTTCTACAAGGACATCCTCGGCCAGACCGGGGACGAGCAGCTCGCACAGACGCTGACTATATCCGTATATGGCGACATCGGTAAGGACTTCAAGGAACGCATTCAGTCACAGCTTGACGAGGCTTTCAAGAGCCTTTCAAAGGCTGACCAGACACCGGAGATGAAGGCGGCGATAGACACGCAGGACTTCGGCTATATCCTCTCGAATCTGGACAAGTTCTCGCAGGAGTGGCAGAAGGTGTTGCAAGAGGCGGCCAGCAGCTCAATCCAATACAACGCCAAGTGGCTGAAAGATTTGGTCTCTTCCTACGAAAAACACAAGACCTTCGAGGAGCGCATCACCGAGACAAAGCAGCGTGAGGCACAGCAGCGTGTCGAGATACAGAAGTGGGAGGCGGAACAGATTGCGGCGATAGACAAGGACGCAACCAAGACCACCGAAGAGAAAACGGCGGCGAAAGCCAAGGTTAAGGCCACTTCCACTCAGATGCAGGCCGCTTCGACCAGCAAGGAGGCGAAGGAGGTGTCCAACATCGAGATGGAGGCGTTGAAGGCTACTTACGAGTGGACCAAGGCGTTCGAGGATATGGACAACGTATCAACGACTACGCTGAAAAACCTCATCGCTTTATTAACCTCGTATATCGACAAGTGGAAAGATTCTGGTGACGCTCCGGAGTCCTTGAAGGCGGCAGTCCAGGCATTAGAGCAGGCGCAGGCGCAGATTACGGAAAGGAATCCTTACCAAGGCGCGATAAAAGGCATAAAAGATTATATCAAGGCCAAGCAGACGGCGAACAGATTGGAGAAAGAGGGAAAGAAAGGAACGCAGGAGTATAAGGAAGCGCAAGATGCAATGCGCAAGGCTATGAAATCTACCGAGAAATCGGTAAATGATGTCGGCAACACTTTCAATACATTTTCTTCAATAGTAAGTTCGGTTTCTGATATTCTGAACCTTGACGAAATGTCCGACGGTGAGGCGGTACTGCAAGGTATCGCCGCCGGTCTTACTATGGTCGGTACTGCCCTCGTGTTCATCAATGCGATGTTTACCCTTTTGGAAACCAACCCGATTGTCCTTGCGATTTCCGCAATCATTGCCAGTGTTGCCGCTCTTGGAATGATAATGAGCAATCTCTCCACGGCCAAGGCGAACAGGGAGATTGAGAACCAGCAGGTAATCGTGGACAATCTCGAAAAGTCCTATAAGCGTCTTGAGAAGGCTATGGAAGACTCTTTCGGATCGGATTACATCTACAACTATAACGAGCAGATGAAGAACCTCCAGGCGCAGGCTGACGCTTATCAGAAGATGGCCGATGCCGAGCGAAGCAAAGGAAGAAAGGCGGATGACGACAAGATAAAGGAGTACGAGGAGAGTATGGATGACATACTTGAGAAAATGGACGACATGAAGCACCAGCTCAGCGAGTACTTCTCCGGCACGGATCTGACCTCGGCGGCGGAGGATTTTGCTAAATCTTGGATTGACGCTTACCGTGAGTTTTCCAGCACCACCTCGGCGATGAAGGAGAAGTTCAAGGAGATGATTGACAACATGATAATCAAATCGGTAGCTGGGCAGATAATGCAGAAAATCTTGAAGCCTGTGTTCGATGCCATTGAGACTTATTCGGAAGACGGCGAACTTTCCGTGGAGGATATAGCGAAAATCGCAGATATGACCACCGCAGTGACTGATGACATAAACGCATCCTTCACCGCCTTGATGGAGCGATTCACCGCAGCCGGAATGAACATCCGTGCCACAGGCTCCAGCCTTTCCGGCATATCCAAGGACATAGCGGGTGCCTCCGAGGAATCCATCAACGCACTTGCCTCCGGTATCAACACGCAGAACTTCTACATGTCGTATATGCCGAACATAGACCGCAACGTCGCCGCCATCCTTGTGGCGATACAGGGAGGCTCGACACCGAACACGGTTGCCACGCCGCAGACCACCTCAGTTCAGTTCGGCGATGAGACGTTCCGGGGGCAGATGAGCAGGATAGACGAGAACGTGGCCGGGATATACCAGATGATGCGCAGCGTGATAACGCCGAAGTCGGCCAATATCAACACCCATTGTGTTGGCACAAAGAGTTAAATTTCTTACCTTTGCAACATGGAGAAAGACTGGAAAAAACAGCTGCGGCACGAGGCCTCCCTGCACCACATGTGCGGGGAGAACCGCGCGGCGCTTTCGGAGGTGAAGTCCAAGGTGGAGGCTGTTGCCCTATACAAGAAGACCGTGGACTGGGCGATAAAGGAGGGTTATCCGGACATGGAGACAATCCGTCGCTATTTCAGCGACGCCGACGCCTCCGGGGTCTTTGTGGACCGCCACTTCGACGGCGAGGTTCTTGACAGCCAGCAGGTCTATGTATTCCACAACTGCACCGGGACGATTCGCACGGGTCTGAACGTTGACAAGGCGATAATCCCTATGCTGCACTTCGCCAACGGGTGTGACATGAGGGTCGAGAGCTGCAACGCCGACAACATGCCGTGTCCCGTCAAAGTGCCTCTTTACATCTACGGCGACAGCAGGGTTGAAGCGGAGGAATCCGCAAGGCTGCATTGTCTGAAATATCTTAATACCAAATAGTTATGGGTGAGACGTCAATACTTTCCGACATATTGCAGAACCTTGGCCTGCCTTTGGTCACGGGAATCATGGGCTGGTTCGGGAACGTCTGGCGAAACCGGCAGAAGAAGGACAAGGACATCCTTGAGAACGTAACGCAGATTCTTGACATACAGAAGAAGTATATCGAGGAGCAGCAGGGGACAATCGAGGAGACCAAGGCGATGAACAAGCGTCTGGAAGCCAAGCTGGACAAGAAATCCAAGTGCATCAGACGGGCGAACAAGTGCAAGTACACGAACATGGGTGACGGCTGTCCTGTTCTACTTCTTGAGGAGAAATACGATGACTCCCCGGAATGCGACACGTGCCATCTGAAAAAGGAGGAGAGCGATGCTGAGAGTGCGTCTTAAAATAGGCGACGGGGACGATAATCCCGTTTACACCGACGAGGCTTATGGTCTTGTGTATGTCTCCGCCGACAACCGCCTCGGTCCCGACGTGAAGGCTTTCGAGTCCACGGCATATCCGGAGGATGAGGGGGAGCATCTACTGACCAAGACTGTTGACGCGGCCTTCGACTACAAGGTGAAGTTCTATGTCAATGCCGAGGGTAGTCTGGAGAACGCCAATCAGAAGCTGGCCGCCTTCAATGCCGCTCTATTCGACAAGGATGACAACGGCATCAAGACGTTCAAGCGTGTGTGGTTCTACAATGACTACAAGAAAACGCTTATTGTCGGCTATCCTTATCCTATTTCGGAAGCCACGGACTTTTGGCGTGACTCCAAGGGTGAGTGGCATGATGTCGTTGTTGTCGAGTGGAAGATACGCGTCACCAAACCAAGTCTTTGTGATTTCAATCTAACTGCATAGACAAGTGATCAAGGGCATTACAGAAGTCAACTTCCCGTCCTATGCGACGCTGAGCCAGGCCACCGTCTCTCTGGAGGAGATGGGCAGCCGAACCATTACCACGCAGGTGAAGATAGACGGCGGCATTACGCCCGATTTTGAGAGCAAAGAGTGGAAGCTGGTTTACAACGGCGAGGAGTTCATACTGAACACCAAGACCCCGCAAGCGACAAAAGACACCTCTACACAGAAATCTATTCTTGACTTGGTGTTCGTCTCTTCGATGGAGTCCGAGTTGAAGCGGTACTTCTTCATCGAGCTTTCCGAGGTTGAGCTTGGCACGGTAATCATCGACAAGTACATAGCGTCTCTCCGGCTCAACGTAACGGACTTCATCACGGCCTTCAACCGCGTGCTGGAGTACTATTTCGGGGCGAACAAGTTTCGTATCGTTGCGGCCCCTGGCGTGACGCTTTCCCCGGAGGTCAAGGATGTATCGATAGAGTACACCTATCTCTGGGATGTGCTTCCGGTGTTCTATGATGTTTACGGTCTTACATGGCATTTCACGAAGGATGTCAACGGCTACACTATCACCGTCGGCGGCGAGATGCAGACCATTCAGGACCATGTGTTCCAGTACGGCTATCAAGGCGGTCTTACCCGAATCGAAAGGCAGATAGAGGACGTTGACATATACAATCAGCTTCTTGGCCGTGGCGGAGACAAGAACCTGCCGTACAGATACTTCAAGAAGGCGGACCCGAACAACACTGCGTTCGCCGGGGACCCCGACGCCTGCGCAGAGTTGTCAACGGTCTATTTCGAGCGGCTTCTGGACATCAACTTCCGGTACTATGTCAAAGGTTGGCTCCGTAACCCGAACCGCCCGACAAACGCCAATTATCCCGTGCCTACGATCACCGAGCCGGAAGAGGTGACATCCACGTGGGCGTACCGGAAAGGTTTGACGGACGAGAAGTTCCGTCCGGTCGAGTACGTAAAGGATGATGAGTCGATAGCCAAGTACGGTGTGCGGCAAGGCAAGCTGGATGACAACGACGAGATATATCCGACTATACAAGGTGTCACTGTGTCGCCTTACGGCAGGATTGACGAGATTGTTGCGGTGGGTTCGATTACCGATGGTAGCGACGGCGTTGATACTGACAACGGTGGGACAAAGAAGGTCGCGCTTCCGGATATGCTCGCTGACTTGACGAGCACCAAGTCGTTTTCGGATAATAGGAACGTCACTGATTTTGTGACAATAAAGGGTACATCCTTTAGTGTTCCGGCCGGATTCATTGGGCAGATTGATTATGTGCCTTATGTCGAGCGCCAGACCTCCAGAGATTATGTGTTCATATATGAGCCGAAAGAAACCGAGATTTTCGCCGTCCGCGACAGTGACGGCACCTTGTTCGGGATTGGAAGCATACCGGGCGGCGAAAGCTATCATCTGAAAGTGAAATTCGTCGTTTCGATTGGAGCGGCGCACCGCGGACAGAGCAGCACGACAAGAGAGGTGGGTTTCAAGAATATAACATTGACCTCTTCCGTTAAGGCCTCCTCCGGCAGCGACACCGCTCAAACCTTCAACGTATGGATAAAGAACGTGTTCCAGACCACACAGGGCACGGATGAGACTGACTTGCAGTACATGAAGCGTGTGTGGGAGCCGATACTTGGTGACCGTGTGGGCAACGAGGCAAAGCTGGTTTTCTCTGATGGCTGGATGTCAGCCAGCAGCGATTATGAGTTCACCATCGTCGATTGGCCTACGGTTGACCGCTCCAAGACCATTGACGGCGTTTCCTCTGAGTGGATGCTTACCCTCGGAAAGTCAGACGTGGACTACGAATCCACGGGCAAATATCTACCGAACGCCACGAGTCCGAAGCCGGTAGGTGGTGACCACTTCTTCTTCATCGGTATAGATATGCCGCACATCTATGTTGAGTGGGCTGAGAAGAAACTGAACGCCGAGAAGCAGACCGCATTGGAAAGCAAGGCCTACGCCAATCCGACGTGGACGGTACAGCTGGACAAGATACGAATCAACACATTGGTGGGCGAGGAGACCGCCACGCTTATGTCCCGTCTTGGCACGGGCGTCGTGATGCAGATATACGACAAACGCTTCTCCGGCGGGGAAATTCTGTTCCTTGCCATACGCTCCATTACCATAACGTGGGCGAATGATACTGTGATGCTGCCTAATGTCGATGTGGTACTTTCCGAGAATGTGCTGGCGCGTTCAAGCGGCTCGTCAACGCTTTCGCCGGAGAACATCATCGCAAGTCTTGAATCAACCGTCAACAAGATTCAGCAGCAGAATGCCATGTTACCGATGGTGTATCTGTCCAAGGAGAAAGATGATGTCGCCGTGGGGCATATCAAAATGTTGCAAGGTTCTTCTTTCGGTGACTATGCCAGTGGCCTCACCGGATTCGGCGGCACTATCGACTCTAAAGGGCGTGGCGAGCTTGATGAATTAACCATACGTCATTTCCTTGAGGTCCCGGAACTCCGCTACAACCGCATATCCGTGCAGATTGGCAACCGTTGGAACGCTCCGGGCGGCGGAATTATAGAACGCGTCGAGCCTGACTATGACACTGACGGCAACATCTTGAACACGGGAATTATCTACCTTCATCTGGAGGATGGTGAGATAGGCATGGTCGCGCTTGACGACATCTGCATGGGAATATACCACGACGGCATTACGGCAGACACAAATGCTTTAGCCGACACGGATGACGGAATAGGCAACTTCCATTTCAGCGGGTTCTACACGACCTATTTCCGCGTCACGGAGATTCTGGCCGGCGACAATCACGTATTCCGATACTCCATCCGTCCTGTAAGTGACACCTGGAAAGAGACGCATCATCCTTGCGAGGCCATGCACTTTGTCGGCTACGGCAACTTCTCCGACAAGACGAGACAGACTTCGCGCTATTCCACAAGGACTTACGAGAGGTATCTTAAAGGCGTGAACAGCTGGGAGTTCACAAAGGACAACATCGGTGCCCAGTTCGGTGACCTGTCGAATCTGAACGTGTTCAATCTGAATATGACCGGCTACTCGGCATATCTGAACAACATCTATATGTCCGGTGTGATACAGCAGTTCCAGGATTTGCCGTACCGTATGGATATAGACACGGGCGGACAGGACACGCTTGCTTACGGTGAGTCCGTCACGGTCAAATGTTCCGTGTTCCACGGTTGGGAGGACAAGACATCCGAAGTCACTTCATGGAGCATCGTCCGTGACACGGGCGACACCACGGCTGACGCGGCGTGGCTAAAACTTGACAAGGTTAAGAATTTTGCGGGAACCATAACCATAGCGCACGGCAAGGATTACAGTGACCTCGCAACTGTGGGGCTGAGTACCTTGTTTACCATCACGGCGACGCTTTCTGACGGCACTTCCGCGCAACTTGAATTGACTGTATGATATGGAAAAGCGGCGCATCAGACTTGTTTACGAGCCGCTGAACATCGCTGTGTCGGTGTCCGGCTCAGTCACCACACAGACTTATGACGGCGCGTATCATCCCGACAGGACGGTGACACCGGGATTGTTCCGGCCGGTCATATCGGCGCAGTCCTCGGACGGCACCGCCGAAGTAACCTTGTCAGATAAGGTCTGGAGTGTTGACGGAATCCAGATAGCGTCCCACGCCGACTTCACAGGGGCTTACACGGTCGCCGAGGACGGTGCACTTACACTCCGCAAGAACGTTCCGGCAGGCAAGTCATACACACTTCGGTTCTCTGCCGTTGTGAAAGACACACGCACCGGGAACACAGTGAATGTAAGCACGGATGACATTGTGGTCACCACACAATCCAAAAGCGGTGTGACATATTCTATAAGCATAGGTGATGATCAAGTCATCCGCTATAATCCGTTTCTTGACAGGTTGCATCTGTACGAATACAAGGTTGCGCACGGTCTTGCGGAATATTCGGAAGAGACCGCTGCGAGTCTTGTGGACGGAAACGCATATCGGCGGAAAATTCCCGTGACTGTCTTTGCCGGAGCGGCAAGGATAGGCACAGGTTTCACGGTACGTCTGTACCGTGTCACGACAGACGGTGAACTTAAGGAGTTGTCAGACACGGATGAAGAGGTAGTCTCCATATCCAACGATGCGGTTACCCTTGATTTACGTATGATAACCAAGGAGGATTTTGTAGTCAAGGCTGATTTTGGCATTTCGTCTTCGCCCGCCGTGCAGTTCTCGGTGAACCGCATATATGAAGACTATACCATTAGGCCGATCAATGGCGCCTCGATAATGCCGGAGGATACAGAGCTTCTTGATACGGCCCTGGTCACCACGAAGGGGCGCGTGATAGAATGCCCGGAAAGCGTGATACGCATCGTCTGGAAAACTAACAGCGCCGCCTTGGCCGGATGTACGCACAACGAGGGCGGCAGGGGGTATATCAATCTTGACAAGACTAAAATAGGCAGCGAGAGCGGCGAGGACTGGCTTGTCATATACACCGAATCGGAAATAAAGGGGCAGTACAATGTCGCCAGCGATGATGGCGACACGCTTGTTGACAACGAAGGAAACATTCTAATATTCAACTGACTTTATGGCAAACATAACCGTACAGAATCATTTTACAATAAGGCGGCTCCGTACCGGAGACACGCTTTTTCTTACGATAGAGGGTAATGGCGTGCCGTTGATGCAGACCGTTAACGCCTCGACTGGCATTCCGACTCCGGATTGGACAACAGAAGCGAACCAGCCTGTATTGACACCAAAGGTTAACGCCGCAAGCGGAAATCCCGTCGCCCTATCCGCTCATAAATGGATGTATAATGGATCAGAGTTGACTTTCACAGGAACGACAACAGATGGTTGGACAATCGATTCCTCCGAACGGTTCAAAATTAACGGAGCAACAGGTGCGCTTAGGATAGTGGGGAACCTTGGCGGGGCTGATAATCTTGACAACGACGTGCTGCAATACTCGTGTGTCGCTACGGCTGGCGAGGTTGACTATCCGATGACAAGAAGTATCGACATCCAGATTCTCGGCTCCGGAGCCGGGGCATATTATGGTATGATCAACGCCACCACCGAGCAGCTGACCGCGAACGCACCCACGGCGACAGTCTCGACAAGGCTTTTCTTCGGCGGCGAGGAGATAAGCGGCTATACGGTCAAGTGGTACAAGGACGAGGAACTCTGGAGCACGAAGGGCACGGGTTCGTCTATCACCGTAAATCGTGGGGACATAGACGGCGCCCAGCTTATCATAGCCGAGTTTTACGAGAGCGCGGACAGCGAGTCCCCAGTGTTCAGAGCGGGTATCAGAATGATTGACACGTTGGATGACTACTTCGTAGCGCACAGATATGTGGTATCCGCCACGGACAGGTCAACGGCCGGGGCGAATATCGAGGTTGATAAGGACAAGCCAGTCTATCTTGAGGCCTATGTGGTCAATGTCCGGACTAACGTGGAATTGACCGGAATAACGGATGCCAAGTGGGTATCTAATATTATGGACAAAGACACCTGGACTTCATTGCTGCGTGTCCCGGTGACGGGTGAGAATACGGGGGCGACCAACCTCGTCATAGTAACCACCGCCCAGACAGACAAGGACAATGTTGAAAAAGATGTGGTCGTGGTGTCCGAAGTGGAATGGTCTTTGTGATTTTTTAGTAATTTTGTGCTATGGCAACTAAAGATTTAGGAACAGCAATATTGGGAACGGCCTTGACAAAGGACGACACTATACTGGCGGAGGTCGGGGGCTCCATCCGAAGAATCCCCGTATCGGTATTGGCGGACGTTCTGCGCGCCTTGGCATCCGAAAACAATACAAGTTCAGACAACCAATAGTTTTTGAATCAGAATTTGTGTATCTTTGCAACACTTGATATATTGTAAGATGGACAATTGTACTTGCACCTCAAGAGAGATAGTTTCTATTGTATATGGCAATGATTTCACAATCGAGGCCCATGTCTCTGTTTACGATAAGGGCGAAGGTATATATAAGCTGCTCGACCTTACGGGCGTGAAGGAATGTCAGATGCGTCTGGTCGGGACTTATCGCAAAGCCATCGGCAAAGACATAACAGTCACCGGGTCTAAGGTCACGGCTTTCTTTCCGGGCGGCTCCGTCGGAGTCGGCACTTACGGAGTTGAGATAACTTTTGTTGATTCGCTCGGCAAGGGAAGAATCTTTGAGCGCAACCTTATCGGTATAGTGTCCGCCAGCGGTGATGCAACCGTGGACAATATTATCGAGGGGGAGACCGGCGAGGGGCTTAACGTCACGGTCAATGTTTTAACCCGTACCGTGAGAATCGGCACGAGTGGGGGGTCTTGCGTTCCCGATTCGGCGCTTTCTGAGACGAGCGAGAATTGCGTGCAGAACAAAGTCGTGACAGGTGCAATCCGAGAGTTGCAGGACTTCTGCTTTCCTACTTCACTTGAGGCTTCCATCTCGCAGGAGATGGCAGAATGGACAGGTAACTCAGTAGAGGTCAGTGTATCTTTCAGGGTTCTCAGAAACTCTAAGTCAGTAGTAGCTGACATTGTCCAGATCCAGTTCAACGGCGAGACTAAGACCCTGGAGAATGTAGCGGAGGGCTCAGAGAAATTCACTCTCTCTACTCAAGGCTACAAATCTGGCTCAGTCACTGCTAAGAAGGGTTCTACTACTATAAAGAACTCACCAAGGTCTATCAGTGCTAATCTCTATCTCCCAGTATACTATGGATTCTCTAAGGCCACTATAGAAAATGAATTGACTATCACTTCACTGACTAAGGGAGGCTCTTCTCTCAATGGTACCAAGACTCTCACCAATGATGATGCTACTAAGTACCTATGGCTCTGCGTCCCTAACACCATGTCAATCAACAAGGTTACATCTAGTGGTTTCGATGTTCCGTTCTTGGCTCCAGTAGAGGCTTCCACTCCACTGGGAACCTACAAGTGCTATCGAACTAAGGATCTTCCTGGTGCTGGCTCTATGACCATTGTTATCTCTTAAAAACTTGAATATCATGGCAGATTATATCAAGATCTATGGCGAACTAAGACGACCATTAGAGGGCCAACATGTCACAGACTCAGATCAGATAAAATATAAGAGTGAGACCGTAAAACAAGTACTGGATAGACTAGACGGTGTCGCCTACGTAGATGTCCCAGAGCTCAAGGATGATTATATTGTTCAGGCAAGCGCATCTCACAAAGAGACTGTCTATACTATCGAAGTGGGAGCAACCACTCACGCTATCGTGGGAGACTCTACCATCAAATGGATGAACGGAGAGGCCCCTGTCACTCAAGCTGATCACATCTATGTGGTCTCAGTGATCGGGTCTCTGGCTGTCTGGGGGGAATTTCCAAAAGCCTAAGCTATGAGTGTATTTAGAGTTCTGATGATGCACAAGCATCAATCTCTGAGTGAGTTCATCAAACTTGTTCCAGAGAACTTAGAATTCCCGGACCCAGAGAGCACTAAAGATCTAACCATAGAATCTAATGCTTCATGGACTCTTGGAGTTAAATATAACGACTAAACACCTAACAAAGGTTAATTTATTAACTTTCTAAAACAATTAAAATATGGCTAAACCAAGTTGGATCAAACTGGGCAAGAGCTCAGGTTCCATGAACGATTCCACAACTGTTACCGCCCTTGAGTACACGGGTCGTCAGCAGAGAGGTGGAACAATCACCGCTAAAACAACTGGAGGTGCAACCGACACTACTTCAGTTTCTCAAGCTGGTAAAGCTGAGTTTATTAATGTGCCGACCAAGACGTACAATGCCGCTGCAAAGGGTAGCAACTCTGATGGTTCTGACACCATTCAGATCACTGGTACCGCAAACACGGCAAACATCAAGGTAGCCGAGACTACGGGCAAGCTTATCTCCGGGGCTGCCTACAAGATCCAAGTCAACGCAGTCAATGATGATTCCTGGGACGGTAAGACCGACACGGGCATTGATGACGACCCGGGTAAGGATGCTCAGTTCACCTTCACCATCGACGTCAAGATCCCCGAGAACAAGACTGAAGCCGCCAGAACACTGGAGATCAAGCTTCAGAACGGTAACGGCGATGTTGCCACTGATGCCATCACCATAACTCAGGCTGCCGGTGTCAAGTCTTATGGTGCTGTTACCCTCACCGTGGGCACTTATCAGCAGATCCCTGCTGCTGGTGGCACCGTTGATGCTCCATCAGTTTCATTCTCTCAGCCTTGGGGTTGGAACGGAGTCACATCAGGTGGTGGTACTATCACTACGGGTGGCACGGTTGCTTATGCAACTAAGACGGGCTGGCCAGAAGCCCTTACTCTTGCTGCCGCAACAGGTAAGGTGACTGCGGCTTCCCGTGCTACAACGGTAGGTGATGTTATTTCAGGCACTGTTACAGTTACCCTCACAGCTAATGGCAAGTCTGCTTCCAAAGAGGTTTCAGTTAGTCAGCAAGCTAACTCCGTCACCTATGCTGTAACGGATGTCACTTTGGCTGCTCCAGCTGACATCCCAGCTTCCGGAGGTTCAGTATCTTCTGCAACGGTTACGGCTAAGGGCTCAAAGACCTATACCTCGGGTTCAGTCACCAGTGATGTTGCCCTCACCAACGGTTCTGATGATTGTACCATCACCTTCAGTAAGGCAGTTTCAGCTGCTTCACTTGGTACTACGGTCACCAACAGAACTAAGAAGGGCACTCTCACTGCTACCGTTACCTGGAAGACCACGGCTACTAAGACTGGCTCTGTAGATGTATACCAAGCAGCCAACACCGCCTCTTATGGTGACATCACATTCGACACCGCAGTTGCAACAGAGGTTTCACTCAAAGCTGACGGTACTCAGAGCCGCAACATGACCGACAACTCCAATGTTGGAGCCAAGCAGACTGTCACCTATACTTCAGGCGCTACCAGAACAGAGGCCAGCACTATTGCTGCGGTTGTCTTCGATCTCAATCCAAAGGTCAAGACCGCTGCAACGGGATTTGCTCTCTCTTCTGACGGCATCGTCTCTGTTGGAGCCAACCCTACTACTGAGCCTCGTGGAGGCTTCGTAGTGACAGTTACTGTCACCGGCGAGGGCAGTAAGACTGCCACCAGAGACTTCACGTTTAGTCAGCAGGGGTCTTCTTCCTACATCACCCTCACTCCAGAGAGCCTCACCTTTGTTGCTGCCGGAGAATCCAAGACGCTCACCATAGAGTCAAACGACAGCTGGACTCTTGAATAAGACTGTCATAAGGTGGGAGGGGGTGATAACCCTCTCATCTTCTAATTTATTCTAAAAAAACGAATCATCATGGCAAAACCAAGTTGGATCACCATAGTATCTGGATCTACAGGAAGTGGCTCAGGGACAAGATCACTAAAAGCAAGTTCTCATACTGGAAGATCAAGCAGATCTGGCTCTATTAAAGGTGTTACCTCTGGTGGAGCCTCTGATTCTGTAGTGATCTCGCAGGATGGAGCCAGTGAGTTTATCACAGTAGACAAGACTTCCTATTCTGTCACAGCTTTGGGTGGCACCGTGAAAATCACTGGCACTAGCAACTCCCCGTCTCTGAAGTTTTATCAACTCACCAATATCTCTTCGCTTTCAAACTTCACCCTGAAGGTGAACGGAACAGCTTATACTTGGAATGGCAGTTCTTCTCATACTATAAGTGGGGATCCCGGGGCTTCTGCTTCTTACTCATTTGAGATCTCGTTTGATGTAGCCGAGAATCAGACTGAAAATTATCGCTTTATATCTTTCAGGTTATCAGATTCAGGATCTTATCCCCTTTTATCTAAGATTACCATAAAGCAGGACGCTGGTGTGAAGACCTATGGCCAGGGATCTATAAATTTTAGGTACCCAACCTGGAGGATAAATGCAGCGGGTGGTTCAACTTCCCCAAAAACTGCATGCTCGGTACCTTGGGGGTGGAATGGCAAGACATCGGGGGGAGGAACTTTGAATATTATTGATGCCGATTCTATAAGTTATGCTTATAGAAAGGGTGGACCATCTTCTCCACATTCATGGACCCTGGATCAATCTACAGGGCACTTAACAATGACTTCTCTTGGTAAAAACATTACTACAGGAAGCGGTAACATTTATATTGAGGTTACCATTGTGATAGCAGGCCAAACTTTAACTGCTTTTGATTATGTAAAGCAGGGTGCGAACACTGCCACTTACAAATTAAACTCAGCATCAGTCACATTGTCTGATATCCCTGCTTCAGGTGGATCAGCTGACTCACCAAATTTTGTCTCGGCTTCAGGCAAGATTGATTATTCTTCTGGAGAATCCGATACTCCTTCTATAACATCTTCGGATGTTATCATTACGTTGTCTAAAACGGTAAACGGCTCGAATCTTGGTTCAACTATTAAGGCCAGAACAAAACTTGACACAGTTACAGCCACTATAACCTGGAATGGCTCTAAAGTAGCCCAAAGTATTGATGTGTACCAACAGGCCAATCAAGTAACCTATTCATCAGTTAATGCCACATCTTCTACTGTAATCATTCCAAAGACTGGTGGGGATGTAGATATAGCCGCTAAGGTATCCCCGAACCAGACAGCCACCTATACTTCTGGTGCTACTAGAACTATAATTGATTTTACCTATGAGTTCACATCAATACCAAGTTTGGTAACCATTGATGAGCTTAATCTCAAGGCCACCGTTGGTAAGAACATCACGGGCCTAAGCAGAGATGATACTATTGAAATGAAGATAACGGGCGAGGGGAGCAAGTCAACTACAGCATCTATATCTTATCATCAGGAGTCTTTAGTTATACCTTCTTGGGATGTTCCTACTACACTCCGCTTTGACAGCAATGGTCAGAGTGATCTATCTCCGACAGGCTTAAACTTGAACATCACTGATTCAGACAATGTGGGTTGGACTATTGAGGGACCTTCTTACGTTGGTAACAGTTTAGTAAGTGGCGACCCGCTACCAATAAGTGGTACCGGAAATAAGAGCTTGTCTCTGGCACCGGATGTTAACACTTCTTCAGAGAGAACCTTTGATCTCGTTCTTAAAGCTTCTACTGGAGATGTGATTGCCACTTGCAATTGTACACAAGATGCTTCTGCTGAACAAGCTCACACTCTCACCATCACTCATGAAGTTTGTGGTAAGTTGAATGTCTCTTCGGGCGATATCACCATTTGTGTATCACCATTTGGAACTCTCAATGAGTTTAATGAAGACCATCTTGAATTAGGGACAACTGATTATGTAAATGATAGCGATCTTGGTCTATCAGTTGCACACTCTGTTATAGAACAGCTATCTAGTAAGTTTGACGGAGGTGATTGGCAGGGTTACAACTATCTCTACTTCTGGGTTAAGAATGGAAGTACACAAGCTAACGTAGTTCCAGTGTTTGGATCAACTTCTAAGACTCACTTTACCAATACTACTTTTGTGTTCTATGAGTATGACCTTATTACTTCTAATCTGAAGAATCAGCTGCCAGACTTTGCAGCTTCAGGAAATACGGACTCTATAGAGCTCTCAGAGACTTACGGTGTGAACATGCTTTCTACTCGTAAGATGACCCTTACGGGCACATTCCCTGTGGCCTTTTCACAAGATCCTACAGATTATGGTATAGAAGCATTCTTACGTCTTTATTACCATGCAGGAAGCGAGATGTGCTATGCTCCGGTGATCCCTATTCAACCTTTTGACAACATTAACACTTCAACCGATTCAGACGGTAATATAATTAAGAATATAAGCTTCTATCGAGTTATACCGTTGACTCAGTCAACTAATTATATAATCTTTGATAGATGGGAGATATTCTTGATTAACAATGATGGTGTTTATACCATAATTTCAGAAGCCCATGATGGACATATAAATTTAACCGCAGAGCCTATTTTAACTAATATGAGTTTTGGATTCTCAGTAGGTTCTAGTCCTGATAGTGATACTGTGGTTGCTGGTGATAAGTGGTTAGCTCCGTTTGATGAGGATGGTGATCAATCTTATGGGGGCTGGGATTTTGGATCCTTGGATAATGATTGTACGATGGTTGTTCGTGCTGCCACTGGTGAATCATGGATTGCCCTAATTAGCTAGTTGCCAAAATTTATAGGTACCCTATAATCTGATAGGACTGTATGTTGAAATCATATCATAATAATCCATGAAAGCACAAGGATATCAGACTGTAACACGTTCAAGAGCGGGTAAAGACGGGAATCCCGGTGTATCGGCATTCAAGAGCGTGGTTTTCAAAAGAAGCAATGAAGATATAGATGCACCCGTAGGTGGTGCGTATGATTCCCCGGTACCCTCCGGTTGGAGTGATGGTGTTCCGGGAGGCGAGGAAAAATTGTGGATGTCAACAAGGATATTCACAAACACTGGAGGCGCACCGCAGCAGGCGGCATGGACAACTCCTTCCGTGGTAACAGACACGGCGGACATTGATTTCGAGTTCTCGGCTGCCGCGAGTAATCCTGGAAATCCTACAAGTTCACCGAAACTTTGGCATAATACCGCCACATCGGATGATGTGTGGATGGCCGTGCGGAAGAAGAGCAATGGTGTGTGGGGAGCATGGGAGGTGTCGAAGATAAAGGGCGATAAGGGCGAGGACGGGAAGTCTTTCTACACGTGGATAAAGTACGCCGACAACGCAGACGGCGACGGAATCAGCGACAACCCTGTGGCCGCCGACGGCACGCTCAAGAAATACATCGGCTTCGCGTACAACAAGACCACGCCGACAGAGAGCAACGTGGCCTCGGACTATACGTGGGCGCTTTTCAAGGGCACTGACGGCACCGACGGCATCCCTGGAAAGCCGGGCGCCAACGGCACGACCTACTACACGTGGATAAAGTACGCCGACGCTCTGGGAAGCAACGGCTATCCTACCGAGATGTACGACACGGCCAGAGCAACGACGGAGTACATCGGCATAGCGGTGAACCAGACGGAGCGTGCGGAGGGGACGGACCCGACGGCGTACTCGTGGAGCAAGTTCAAGGGCGAGGACGGGAAGGGCATCGTCTCGCAGGTCGATTACTACGCCGTGTCGGCTTCCAAAACGGAAGTGCCGACAAATTGGACACCGAACACGCCGCCGAGCATGACCGCGACGCTTCGCTACCTGTGGAAATACACGCTGACCACGTTTACTGATGGCAACACCGAGCAGACTGCCCCTTGTGTGGTAGGCGTGTTCGGTGTAGACGGCCTGTCCTATCGATACTCGAAATGGGTCGCTGGCGTGGAGTACAGGAATGATAACAATCCATATTACCGCGATTCCAACGGGCAGGGTATTATTGACGTCGTTTATGTGAACGGTATAACCATGTATGACCCGAATAGTGACACCACCCCGCCTGCCGGGTATATCTGTCGAAAGACGCATACTTCCCTTGACACGGTGATATTCTCGTCAGAGGGTAACTGGACACAAGAAGACAATGTTTTCACCTCAGACACCATAACGGACAATAATGCGACATGGGCGAAAATCAAGTTCAAGACAACGGCGGCGAACACAAAGATCACGGTAAAGATAACGGCTTCGTCGGAGGCGAATTATGATTGGGGATATGTGTGCGGCCTTGACGCTGATTTCAGCACGACGAGCTATCTTGCCAAGGTATCAGGAACAAATACTCAAACAGTTGAGATAGCGGTGCCCAAACCGGGCGTGCATTTTTTCTATGTCGGTTATACGAAGGATGGATCCGGCTACAAGAACAATGACAATACTGTCGTTGAGATAATATCTGTATCACCGTCCCCTGTTCCGCTCGCCGTAGGCGAATATTGGACACGGATGAACTCTATGGCACCTATTCTGACGGCTTTGGTGCTTGCTGACAGAATAAAAGCGAACGCCATTGATGTGGAGAGCCTCGCCGCGAACTCCGCGTTCATCGACAACCTGACGGTAAACAAGCTGATGGCCGGGATAAAGAACGGACAGAGGATTGAGATAACGCCTGATAAGAAATCCATCGACATTTATAATTCCGACGGCACTTTAGCCTCCGTGTTAGAAGGCAATGAATATACAGCAATATCGTCCTTATTCAGTTCGGTAACTTCGGGGGCCATCACGGTAACCGAAGAAAGCGGAACAAAACGAATGGAAGGGGAGGATTTATTCGGTTCATCAACCCCGATTACTTCAGCGACGCAATTCTTGACACCTTCAAAAATAACAGTGGGAAGTGGAACACTTTCCATCGAACCTATTGTAACAATGATGGGCGGAACCTATATCACTTCAATAGGGTTGTACCTATGCACTTATTCTGATGAAAATTGCACAAATAAGATATACTCTTCAGAAGTGCGTAGACTCCTAGCTAATAGTGAGTATAGTCAAAACACACAGACCTTAACCTTTTCTAATGGAACGGGGGTTGTTCCGGCTGGATGGACAAGGTTGGAGATAGTGGTGGTGTCCCATCAGATTGGTTTTCCTACATTGATATGCTCATGGACTGACATCAGTGACGTGACTTATACTTCTGATTTCTACGTCTCACGATACTTCGCAAATGGCTTATGCCTCGGCAGGAATCTGAACAACTATATTGCTATTTATAATAGTGGTTTGGTAGGGGGGATGAATTGCAGTATGGTGAATGGTGTTTACAGGTTTGACTTTGATGCCGACGGCATCTTTTTCAAAAGAAGTGCAAAGGAGGATAGAAAGAGACTTGCACCTAGATATGGGCTTCCTTTCGCCGCCCTAGCGGTGGGCACTATGCTTCTAAATTCCACTTCTCCGTCCATGGGAAATTACAGAACCGTTGATGGCTCAAATACTGGCATGTCCGTGTCCTGGGTTTCCAACGGCACATTCAAGGTCACGATACCGTCCACTTGGGGTAACCGATATATAGTACAACTCACGACATTGGGTAGGACTGACAGTGATAACCCAATGGGGGCATCAGTCAGTACCATTTCGACAGGATCATTCATCGTTGATACTATGAGCTTAAAGGGCACTTGGGTCAACGAGGCAAAGGTTATGTTTTTAATCACAGATTTGTATGATTTCAATGGATGATTTAACGAAAAATTTTTCTTACTCGGAGTTTACCGAGTCAAGCACGGCCAAGGCGAGGGGGATTGACAACAGTCTTCCGAACCAGGCCGTGCGCACTGCTATCAAGGAGCTTGCTGAGAATATTCTGCAACCGCTCCGTGACGCATACGGAAGCGGCATAAGGATTACATCCGGCTATCGTTGCCCCGCCTTGAACAAGGCGGTGGGCGGCGTGGCCACCTCCGCGCACCTTACGGGTTACGCGGCGGATTTGCAGCCGATAAACGGCAGAATGGATGATTTCATACGGCTCACCCTTAACTGGCTTAAAAGGACAAATACGACCTTTGACCAGTGTATAATTGAGCGCAATGCAAGGACCGGAGCCCGATGGCTGCACATAGGTCTCAAAGGCCCCGGAGGCAAGCAAAGAAAACAGTTTCTCAATATCACAATATCATGACCAGGTTCATAAAAATCTTAAGGTATCTGTGGCAGCTGCCGCAGAATGTCGCGGGAATCATCGTCCAAAAGTTTTACGAGCGGAAGGCGGACAAGACCGTCGCGGAATGGTTCTATTTTCTCAGACATGGCATCACGTACCTCCGCACGGACTCGCTCGCCAGCGGCAAGGCGGTGGCGCTGGGAGAATATGTCGTGGTAAACTGGTTCGCAAGCGATGACACAGTGGATCACGAGTTCGGCCACGTCAGGCAGTCGAGGATGCTCGGGCCGTTTTACCTTCCGTTCGTGGGCTTGCAGTCACTCTGCCACGCCGCCGTCCACTACGACCTTTGCGGAAGGAAAAAGTACAAGCCTTACACCCACTTCTGGACGGAGCGGTGGGCTGACAGGCTCGGAGGCGTGAGGCGGTGAGGATATGATTATTATCATTTTCGTGGTGTCACGAAAATGATCAAAAAGCGAAGACGTTTAATCAACACATTTTTATTTATTTTATTGTGGATTTTGGAAAAGCTATCGAGGCCCTGAAGCAGGGCAAGAGAGTTGCCCGAAAGGGCTGGAACGGAAAAGGGATGTTTTTATGGCTCAAACCAGAGGCTGTCGTCAAGGCGGAGTGGTGCAAGGATCCTCTCCTTAAAAGCCTTGCCGAAGGCAACGGAGGCGAGATTCCCGCGCTTGGCACCATCTGCATGTTCACCCATGATTCGACAGGAAGGAAGGCTGTGCTGACAGGATGGATTCCGTCGCAATCGGATATCCTTCTGGAGGACTGGGAGATCCTTGACTGACGGATCATGGCCGCGCCCCGGCCATAATCGGGGCGGTGTTACTCTTGGTTTTATTTTGTTTCTGTCCTCCACGCCGGGAGGCGCGGAGGACTTTTTTTAGAATATCATGGGAAAGAAATTTTTATTCTTGATTTGCATGGCGCTTACGGCCACCCTCGGGTTCATCGGCGGGCGAATAAGTTCCATTATGCCTCCCATTGAAAAGTCAGACACTATAATAATACGCGATACATTCATTGACTACAAGCCTTCGCCCGTAACCGTCTCTCCACTGCGGATCGAAACCTGCCGCCTGCTTCTGGCATCTAAGTTCGCTGATGATACCACGATGACAGCTGATACGGTCATTATACAAATCCATGACACCGTTGCCGTAGAGGTCCCGATAACCCTCAGCCGCTATACGGCGCGGGATTATGATATAGCCGTGTCCGGTTTTCGTACTGAACTTGAATATGTCAAGGTTTTCCCAGAAACAAAAGTAGTGACAAAGACGCTGATGTCACCAAAAAGAAAATTTAACTTCGGAATCACTGCTGGGCCATCAGTCTGTCTTTCCCCGGACGGACGGTTCGCGTACGGTCTGGGCTTGACCGGAGGATTAACATATAATTTTTGACGGTCTATGACGACGGATTCAGAATGTCTGATCATCTTCCTCTAATAATCAATCTTTAGTCATGAGCAAAGCGAAATTCAAGATAAAAGTTCAGAAAGGCAAAAAGTCTGGCACAAAACTTGCGGCTATCCCAGTGAAGGTGGTGAAGAACGACAATCCTAACGGAGAGAAACTCCTTGCGAAGGGCATCCAAATCACCGTCAGCCCTAAAATTAATAGCCATGGACAACCAAGACGAAAGCGATGAACGGATTAAAAGATTGATTCTGACGTTACGGGATATAACCCTTGCGGTGCAGATAGCACCGTTTATAATTTCCTTGCTTTATATCCTGGGCATAACCGCGCAACTTTTATTTAGCGGCGATACAAGCTGGCTTTTCAGCATGATATTATATACTCCGCCGCCCATCATTCTCATCATGCTGATATTTTCGCGAATGCTGCACCTTTGCAAATGGCATCGGCTGGCCTGCGCGCTCCCGCTTGTGCCATTCTGCTTTACAATGATTGACGCTTATCTGATTGATTTATCAGATATAGCCGTATGGATTCTAAATGGATTGGCTATTGCCATGACAATTATGCTCCTTATGGCGGCTTACAATGTTTTTCTTAAACCACATCATTATGTTTAATCCTAAAGACTATCTTATCGAGATTCTCGAGTTCTACATCAAGAAACTGCAAAATGACTCCTGCACTATGGAGGAAATCAATTCGGCGACGCACACCTTGGAAAGCAACATGAAAGTATACGGCAGCATTTCGGACTTCGCCGATTTTTATCACAAACCGGAAACTTCAATCCGTGTCAATATATTCCGTAAGTTATTGGATAAGCCTATCCGAAAAGTGCTTTACCCGTTCCACAAGATTCACCGCATTGTTCCAGATAATTGGCATAATAAAAGCGATTTAAGAATATAACGATACATTCTTCATCCGCACCTCCATGATATCGTAACTTTGCGACAAGACCGAATGGCGGTCGAAACACACTAAACTTTTTTATCATGGAATCAAAAACGTATGTATTCGGCGGGGAAGACTCCGGCAACAGCGGGATGTGGGGATGGCTCGCCAACCTCGCGCAGAACAGGGGCGTTGACCCGAATGTCCTCGCGATGATGAACAACAACGGAGGCTGGGGCAACGGCATGGGGAACTGGATATGGTTCTTCTTCATCATCCTCCTTTGGGGCGGCAACGGCTGGGGCGGCTTCGGACGCAACGGTCAAGGAACCGCGGACCTTGCGTCCCTTATCAACGGGGACAATGGCAGGGATTTGCTTATGCAGGCAATCAACGGCAACGGCGCCGCAATCAGCCAGCTTGCATCTACGCTCAACTGCTCGGTCGGCCAGATTCAGCAGAGCATCAACGGTGTGATGACACAGCTCCAGTCCCTCGGCAGCCAGGTAGGCATGTCCGGACAGGCTATCATCAACGCCATCCAGAGCGGCAACTGCTCGATAGAGAGACAGCTTGCGCAGTGCTGCTGCGACAACCGCCTTCTCGCCACCCAGCAGGGCTATGAGAACAGGATTGCCATCTCAGAGCAGACCAACGTGCTTGGCTCGAAGATTGACCAGCAAAGCGTTCTCATCAACGACAAGTTCTGCCAGCTGGAGCAGCGTGAGCTTCAGAACAAGATAGACGCGCTCCGGGAGGAAAGGTCCAACCTTCTCGGCCAGATCTCACAGGCGAACCAGACCGCGCAGATCGGGCAGTACATCAGCCAGGCGTTCACGCCGCTCAACTCCGCCTTGGCCGCCTTGCAGTCCGAGGTTGACGGCATCAAGTGCAAGCTCCCGCAGACGCAGGTTGTCCCGGCGCAGAACGGCGTTTACCTTTCGCCTTGCCAGGCCACCCTTCTCGGTCTCAACGGACTTGGTGCGGGCTCCGGTGTCATCGGTAACGGCCCTTGGCTGTAAGTTCAACGGGGCCGTCGTAAGGCGGCCCATAAACCCAAGACATCATGATACCGTTCTACTTTATGGCCAACAGAGGCGGAATACCGAGGGTCAAGTCCGAAAGCGTGACAGTGACAGCCACGGAGGTGAGGTTCAACTTCACCAGTGACGCGCGGTTCGCAAAGAACTTCAGCGGATTTGTCGCGGTATGGCTTGCGCAGGCTATTCCGTCAGGAACAACGGGAACACTCCCGGTTGTATTCTCTTCGATGGCTTCCGACGTACAGCCCGTTACCACTCTTGACGGTACGGCCGTGGCGGTGGACGACATCGGCGGCACGGGCATCTATCTTGCCTACTATGAGGCTTCAACAGGAACACTGCAACTCCTTACCGGACTTGCATAACAATTAAACAATCAGAGACATGTTCAGCGCATTGAGACAGTCAGGCACGGTCTATATCCTGACAAAGGGTGACACCCCGACCCTAAAGACGGGCGTGGTTCAGTCCGTTTCCTCCCCGGTGACGAAGTTCGGCACACAGCTGATGCCGGGACAGTTCCAGCAGGACACGGTGGTGGATTTGACCGTGAAGGTCGGGGACGAGCTTCTGACATTCAAGCAGATTCCGTCTTCGTCTGTCATCGCGCCTTGCGGCAACACCGTGGTCTCCGAAAGCCGCGAGGCTATGGTGGCCGAGGTCGAGAACATGATAAGGACAAGCAAGGAAGTCCTTGGGAGCGTGGACTATCACAAGAACGCTCTGGAGGCCTGCGAGTCCATCATGTGCACGCTCAATCCAAGGCTTGCCGAGGAAAAGGAACAAAGGGAGAAGATTGAGACCCTTGAGCGTAAGCTCGGTGGCATCGAAGACACCGTGGGTGACATGAAAGAACTGCTGCTCAAGGCGTTGAACAAGGTCCCTAAATAACACACTATTTTAATCATGAGAGTAATAGAGATAACTGAAAGCAAGCTGGACAAGATGTCCGACTTGGCAGAGGAAATGCTGACCGCCGGGGGCAGACTGATGCACTGCATCAGCGAGTTGGGTGAGGAAAGCGGCCTGAATATGCGGATGGGTGACGGGGACTACCGGTCAATGTCAACCATGAGGCGCAGGCATGAACGTGATGACTATGACGGTGACGACTTCGGCGAGCGCCGCCGCAGATACCGCTATTAGCCATGTATAGGGAACCGCTTGACATTTATGACGAGAGGCCGGCGGCCATGGTCGCCTACCTCCGTCACAACGGGATGCACTTCAACGGCAAGGCCCAGGAGTTCGCCGCGTCACAGATGCGGAAGATGAACCCCGCGACAAGGAAGACCGAGCGCATCGACGCATGGAGTAAGGAGCAGGTCGATGACCTTATGAAACGGAACGGCATCACGCTGGAAAACGCTGTCGGGCATGACTACGTTTTCGTGGCCAACATGGCCAAAGCGGATTTCCTCGGCTCCAGCATAGAGGACGAGAAGCACCTTGCAAGGTATGTCAAGGATGTCATTGACGATCCGGACCAGGCGGACGGGTTTATCTTCAACCGCTGGTACGCCGACACGGTGCGTTCGGGAATCCCCGTTGACTGGGAGACTATCCTATGACGACACAGCGTGTCCTTTTGTCCGATTGGCGGTGGACAGTGGTGTTCTGCTACGACGCCACCGCCTACGACACGGACACGGTTCTTGACTTGATGGACGAGGCGAACATTTCTGCCGACAAGATAGAGGCCGCTGAAAGAATCCTTTCCGATATCCAGTCCAACACGGGCCTCACGGCCTCGTCCTTCAATTCAAGGACTACCGTAAGCGTGATAGGCAGGGCTTCATCAGTGTTCGAGTTCCAAAACACCTATGACCACGAGAAGGGACACGTGACGATGCACATAGCGAAGGCGTTGGGGATAGACCCTTTCGGCGAGGAGCTTCAATACCTCGCCGGCGATATAGGGAGAAAAACATATCCGGTCGCAAGAATGTATCTTTGCGCCGGATGCTGGAATGACAGATGAGGCGGCAAGTTGCCCATTTGTCAAATAAAGGCACCGTGCGAACCTCCACCACACGGTGCTTTTTGTCAGTCATTTAGAAGGAAATCCTCCGAATACGGCAAAGACCGTATAAAGTCACAGAAAGCACCGTAGTCCTCTTTTAGTTTATGGTTCTTGCGTTGTGCATATATGTTCCTAAGACACAGATAGTTGGTCGTGCAACGCATAAACAACTCTATGCCCTGGGGACAGTTCGACACCAGACGCATAAAGTTCGCGTATGTCGGGGACTCGTTATACTCTTTCTGCAAGGCCGTGACTTCCTTGATTGTGTTTTCGGTAACATATTTGTTACAACACTCCTTTATGTTCATCTTACTCAGACGGTGCATCTTGCTGCTGGAGTTCACTATCTTGAAGAAGGTGTACCGTTGCAGCTCCGGACTGATGTAGTTCGGATATACCAGATCAAAGGCGACACGGATTCCGGAAAGAAAGTTGGAGTGGCCGCCGCCAAGCGGCGCGAGTTTCCTTGCCCTTTCAAGCGATTTCTCGAACTCCTCATCAGTGTATTCCGGCAATTCAAGCCGCATCGAGTTGCGGCACGCTATGACCGATTCCTTCAAGTCATAGACCTTCACATTCTCAACCCTCAGCATTGTTCTTCTCCACGATTAAAGGATTGTAAAGCATTGATCCAACATAGTCCTGGTCTTCAAAAGATTCGATGCAGAACTGAACCATAGAGTAACCCATCAGAGCAAGGAACCTGTATATGGTGTCCTTGCTCGGAGGTGTGGAACCACGCTCTATCTTCCACAGCGTGCTTTTGGACACGCCGAGACGAGCGGCGAATGTCCGGAGGCTCTCGTTGCACTCCAGACGCGCTTTCTTGAATACTTTGCCTGGATTCATCAGAACTTATTGATTTGGTTAATTATCTGCGCGACGGTATTGACCTGCTCTTTGGCAATCTTCTTTGTCAGTCCGTTGGCATCCGCACGCTCGGCTCTTTTGATAAGAGCGTTGGACAGTTCAAGAAGGCCTTGGATTATCGCTCCCTTGGCAAGATAGATGTTCTCACCCTTGCTCTCTTTTTCGCAGTACGAGGCGGTGATTGTACCGTCCTCGGCGAACTTCACAGCAATCTTTGCCGGTTTCTTACTTCCCTGTGCTGCCATATCCACCTGTTCCCCTTTTTGTTTCCGACAACTCCTCGACTTCGGTGAGTTCCACTTCCGGAAGCTGCATGAACACCATCTGTGCGATTCTGTCACCTACTGAATAGACGTTATCCTTGGAAGTATCAGTGACGTTGAACACAGCCGTCACCTCACCACGATAGTCTGAATCGATGACTCCCACACAGTTCGACAGCGACAAGTCCTTCTTGCACACTGACGAACGCGGGAATATCAATCCCGTATAACCCACCGGAATCTCGAAAGCGAGTCCGAAGAAGTACTTGACTTGATTCCTTTCCTTGTCCCAGAACGCGGATATGGCCGTCAAGTCGTAACCGGCAGAGTTATCCGTCCCCTTTCTTGGCATCACCGCTTCGGGTGACAGTCTTTTGATTTTTACATTTATCATTTATAATACTGTTTTAATGCGCTCTTGCGCTATTGTATCTATCCAATTCGATACTTCTTGCAGGCTATTCCAGTTCTCCCAGCACCGTCCAACTCGTGGACGCCAACGAAATCGTCTTTGTCAAGTATCGTCTCTTTTCTTTTTATTGTATTCCCTGTAATATTCCAAAACTTTCTTTCTGTACTCCGGATCCCCCCGCATCTTTTGGGCGTGCCGGACCTGACCCGCTTCGGTGTACTTCATACTGTTCTCCTTGCGGCAGTACTTGCAGTAAGAGTCAAGACCGTCCCTCCGTGTCTTGTTGCGGTAGAACTCCGACTCCGGAAGCTCCTCACCGCAATGGCTGCATCGCTTCACGTGACACCTCCTCCGCTGTCATATATCCGGCGAAGACGCCGTTATTCACGAACGTCTCCAGATCATACCATATAGGCTCCCATCCGAAATCGGCCGTTCTCAGAAAGCATTTCCGGTCCGGAACCGGGACAAGCCTGCGCTGCCATGTCCGGAACATTGTTTTGCCGTTCACGACTATATGCTCCGTGTCGTCGAAGCAGCTTGCGAACGTCTCCCAAGGGAGGAGAACGTCAAGATCATTCACGGTGAAGTAGGTCTTTATCTGTGGAACCTTCCTTTCAAAAAGATATCTTCCCGTGTGGGCGTTATAATTGATGTTCGCGTATGTCAGCAGCTCATCAAAAGATCTGACACCCTGCGCCTGAATAAAATTGAACAGCGTATCAAGAGGGTTGAACTTGTCTTCCTTGGTCATCCGATTTATCCAGTAGCCGAACGGCAGGAAGCGCAGATGCTCGTATATTTCCTTGCGGATATCCTCCGCTGTGAACCTTCTTTTTTCCGGGGACAACTTGTTGTAGTAGTGTTGCGGAATGTCGTATGCAAGACTTGCTACATAAGTTTTGCTTCCTATCGCGTATCGGTAGGAAGTCCACATCAACATCTCCTCGAACAGGGAGCATTTCTCTTTTTTCTTTTCCTTTTTCATATTCTGAAAGTTAAGGGAAGGCCGCCCCTTCCCTATCTATTTGAATGGCTTGAAACACACTTCGGCGGCAAAAGCGGTAAGCGTTTACCTGCAAGAAACGTGCCTATTTATGCATTTCCGTAAGCAATGCGTTCACGAACTTGGCGTCATCCGTAAGAAATGAAATTCCTATTATTGCGATACCACTGTTACTTGTAGTGGACATCGATGTCATCTCAACCTCTAACTGTTTGCTTCTTATGACTGTGCCGTCAGAAAGCGCCAATGATAATTTTCCTTTCATATCTTCATCTGTAATTCATACACGCCACCGCACCTTGCTTCAACTCAACTTGATACCGTGAGCAAAATATCTGTCCAAGGACGCGCCGGAAGTGCACACAAGCGTTGCAATATATCATACCCTAATCATATAGTTTTGTCCATCGCCTCGCTCACCGAATATCCCTTTTCGATGAGCCTTTTGATTTTCCTGCGTTCTTCCCTTGTGAAAAACGTCCCGGCTTCCCCGAAAGTCACTGGCTTTCCCTCACCGTCATATTTGAACGGGATTTTCTTGAACTCTTCGTTTGTCATACTTTATCCTTGTTTAATTCATCAACGGCCTGCCAAGTCATCCAGACAATAGCCGGGACACCTAAGACAGTTTCAAGTTTCTTTGCGATGTCCGCGTTGATTTCGCGCTTCCCATCTACGATGTTGTTCAACAAACGCTGATCGATACCAGTATTCATAGACACATCCCTCATAAACATTCCGGTACTGAATACCCTACTTAAAAGAAACTCACCTACCTTCATAGACAGTCCTCCTCGTCTAAATTGCAATCAACATACTTGGCGCGATCCTCTATAATAACATCAATGAAATAGGGGCAACCTTCGCATTGAAGCGGTTTGTCCCTCATTGGCTCAACGGAACATAATTCCACTAATCTCTTCATTTATCCTCCTCCTCGTCCAAATCGCAATCAACTTCAATATCATCGTTGTCGTAAAATACAACGCCTTTCAGATGCTTGCAGCCCACACAGTTGTACGGACACTCGCACGGAGCGTCAAGCGGTATCATTTCCGCTAACTTTGTCCTTCGCATAATTTATCTACCTTTTGTTTGAACTTCTTGACCTCCTCGACGTATTTCCCATCGATTTCCAGAGCATATTCTGGGATTGCCTCATAATGCCACCACCGCTTGCGCTTCCCGAAGTACTTGACAATATAGACACGCTGTCCATTGTCCACGACGGTGGCCACATAATGATACAAAAGGCCGTAATAGTGATACTGAGGTGCCATTCTACTCGAATACAGAGTTGATGAACGTGTCCGCTATCTGCACTATCTCCTCGTCCGTTGGCTTCGGGAACTTAACGTCTTCCTTCATATAGTTGTTAAAAAGGGTGTACACCCTATCGGGGAGGTGCATATCCTTCATTCCAGACACGAGAGCCTCTTTCAACATCCCGTTGTCCTTGAAATGCCGCAGTAGTTCTGTCATACTTGATATGATGTCCCTGTCACAGAAAGGACTCCTCTTTGCCTCGCCGACTTTAAGTGTAATCGAAACGAGGGCTTTTTGCAGTTTCTCTTCCATAATATTTTAGATTTTAAGGTTGTCCGCCAATTCGTTCAGTCCGATCAAGCGCAGGGCGTGCTGCAACTCGTGGACGTAAGAGATATTTATATCGATATTATTTAGCGTTCCGTTGATTTCAAGTCTCCAAACATTTGGTTCGTAAAACTCCTCGAAATACCATTCCGCATCCTCTCTTCTCTCTTGCAGGGAAGCGTTATGAAGAATTTCTTCCGTAAGCGGTACCGGCTTGACATTCTCCTCCTTAAAGAAATACTCTATCTTTAGCGGCGACATTATGCCGATGGGATTCGTCCTGTCATCATAGACAGTCCTTACCGCCGTAACCCTCACAGGGTCACCAAGGCAACTCACGTAGTCGCCGATCTGTAATTGTTTTGCTTCCATTTTTATTCTTCGTTAAACCACTTGTGATAATCATCGCTAATCTTCACCCAGTCGTATTCAAGGCACCTTGGGTACGTCAGCATCACCTTCACAAACAACATAGCCAAGCCTTCCTCCTCGGTTATGCTGAGGCCGAGGTCTTTATACCACTCCTGGTCATTCAGGTATGCCAAAACTTGTTCCCTTGTCTTCATATCACAATTATTCCTCCATTGCTTTCTTGAATTGCTCAATTTTTACAGGTCTTCCAACTTCATCAAACATAACTTTATCGTTAAGCCAATTTATAGCTTTTTCAAGCATCCATTCGGCACCTGCTTTGAAAGCGACTTCTGACTGCTTCATAATACCATTGGCTATTATAGGCGAGTAATAGGCAATATCTTTACATTTTGGCGCGATCTCTTTTAGAGCGTACTCTTTCGCCTTGTCTTCGATACTATTCTTAGTGTTAACCGCTTTAAGAACCTTTTTCGCATTATCCATCTCTTTTTGCGCCAACTCGTCCATACACTTGAAAAAATCTTCCATAACCTACTTGTTTAACTGGTTAACACAATACTCCAGAAATTCATCTTGAATCCTTGCGGCTTCCTCTTCCGGAAGATGCGGGACACCCAATCCGATAAGATGTTCCCAACCACGAACGAGAAGCAGGTTTTTCCCGGTGCTATCCTGAATGACACCACCGACAGCCCTGAACGGGCGTAGGTTGTCATCAGCCTCTATCGTGCCGTTGATTCTGCCAACAAGGTATTTTGCGAATTCGTAATTATCCTCGAACAACTGCGAGAAGGCCATTACCGAATTGTCAGTCCAGATGAAGCAACCGTTGACATCCGCTATAAGTGGAAACTTATAAACATCTTTGAAATTCATTATAATCCAAATATTTTTCTGATTAACACATAAACGCCATACAATACCCACAACACCACGAATACAGGCCAGAAGATGATAACCGCAACGACCGCAATATCACAGGTGTACCAAGACGGATCCGGTGGGTATTTCGTGATTAGCCAAGGCTTTAAATGCCCGTACCTCAATCTGACCCACTCTATCTTCTCCCATACACACGCCACGATCGCACCTACAAGTAGATGGGAGAAGAAGATGATCAACACTAATAACCAATCAGCCATAACTATTTCTTTTTAAGTTCTTCAATAAGCGCATCGGATAATCTTACCGCTCCTTTAACAACCTCAGTAACATCTAAATAGTCAATGACTGTATCGCCTATAATAAGAGGAAGAACCTCTTTTGCAATCTCATACCTGCGATGCTCCCAGTCGATTTCCTTTGATTGGGATTTCAAGAATGTTTGTTCAGAGCCTGTCATAATCCAAATATTTTTCTGATTAACAAGTAAATTAACCATAATATAGACGCAACGAGAAAGAGTGGCCAAAGTATAATCATCATCCTAACACCTAACGTATTTGTGTGCCAAGCTAGATCAGGAGGATACTTTTCAAGCAAAAGCGGTTTTATTGAATAACCCCATTTGAGAAGCGTTAACTCCGTCTTTTCCCAAGCTGAAGCGACAATAGCGCCCATGAAGGCATATCCAAGAATAATTAGTATAATCTTCATAACCATTTCAATTTAACTCTTGTTGCGACACGGTTATTCATTCCCATTCAGCTTGTCAAGAATGTATGCGATAAACCCATCCTGCATTTTCGCTGCCAAATCTTCAGGGAGATTCAATCCACCACAACCAGTAAGATATCCCCATCCCCTGACTAAAAACTGAAATTCACCCTTGTAATAAATCTCGGTTACATTATTTCCTACTGTCCACTTGGCTTCGTAATCCGTAGGGCACTCTCCGTTAATAATGGCAAGTATATGGTTTATTCTCTCCTTTTCGCTAGGGGTAATGTCTCCATTTTTATCATATATTAAAGTGTAGAAATTTAATGCTGTGTGTCCATCGGCATCCCATGCATACATACAATACTCATCATCTGAATGTAATGGCAACTTATAACACTCTGTCCAATTACTTGGTACAGAATATTGTTTACGAATAGCCTTACCCATTTTTATTCCTCCCACCATTTATAGTACTCCGGAGCATCATCATTTGTGCCTACAAGATGAGCTGTGTCGCTGTTGTAAGGGATTTGTTGTTGCCACATTCCAGTATGGGAAAATACCTCAGCTACCCACCAAGAAGCATCATAATCTCTTACCAATACCTTATCAAAAGGCTTCAACGTATTAGGGTCAAAACGCTCTTTCTTTGTCTTGAATGTGCTCCAGTCACGGTTATTCTTAGATGGAAAAAGACAGCATTCAGCCTGTGCGTTCAGAAACATCGTTCCATCTGGATGAAATGTATGTAAACAACCATCTGCGTCAGCCATAAAAATAGGGTAACTATATGATTCGTCTTTAACTGAATGAAATTTCATAAACCCGTATATCGGCGAATACAGCTTCGTCCCTTTCGGGCAGTCTTTCAGAATCTCGCAGAGATTCAGTTCTTTATTTTCCATAACCTATTTTGCTTTGATTAAGTCTCAACATTCTCTCCAGATACTTTTGGTTCCCGTAGATCACATCCGACACCTTAAGCTGGAAGCGGTTGTAGGAGTCGATATACATAAGCTGCCTCCTGAAATACTTTGTGGCGCATCTGTAAGCCTCCTTGTAAGCCTTTGTTACGGCTCTCGCCTTGGCTATTTTCCTGCCTATAGACTCGTCATAGGTGTCTTCCGGATTACACTTAGCCCTGCCTATGGCATAATACTCGTGATACCAACTTGGGGTTATCTGCGTGCGTATGCGCATACGGCATTCAGTCGTATGGCCCGTGACAGAATAGTCCTCCTCTACAATCCTTACCTTAATTGATTGGTTTGTGTGTCTCATCTTAAAAATTAGCTAAATTGTAATCCTTAATCTTTCAAAACGGAAGCTCGGCGCGAACACCTTGCGGAGCCACTGAACCAGCCGTCCTCTTCTTGAAAGCGTCGGCGGTGACATCCAAAAGCACGATGGGAGCCGCCATGTACTTGAGGTACAGGCCGCAGCCGTACACGTAACCGTAGAAGCCGTTCGAGACCCACACGTGATCCCGGTTGCCCCGGGAGCAACTCCAGACGCCGGAGCTAAAATACTCCATAAGATCCGCCCCGTCTATCTCTCTTGCTAACTTGTCAATCTCGCCATTCTGCTCCGTTATCTCCATCGCCGCCAGCAGGGTCGGCAGTCCGAATCTGCCGAACTTTTCGGAGGTGAATTTTGTGGCAAACCTCGCCGCCGGGCTTCCAGCTTTAAGAAGCGCTGCGGTGGCCGCCTGGTTATCCCTCAACCTCAGCGCGCGCATCACGGAAATTCCCGCGTCGAGCCACCTATCCCTATCCTTTGGATCCAGCAACTCCTCGTTGCTGTACCTCGGGTAAATGAGAGCCCTCTGCCAGTTCAGGAGGTCGATCTCGATACCCTCGATACATTCAAGCCTGTTCTGGCCGTCGCATCCGTCCTTGTAGATAATCCTTGCCATAATCAAAAAATCTTTCTGTAATTCATGACTCCGCGCCTCATAGCTCCAGCCCGTATCTCAGCGCCACCTTCCTGATGACATTGCCGCCGTAGTCGCCCGCGGTCTCCGTGAGGAACGTCCGCAGGGTGATGCTGTCCGTAGGCTTGTAGCCATGTTCATCGCACCATTGCCGCCTTCCGAACTTGCAGGAGCCGGTGAGGACGTGGTGCCACTCGAACAGGTCGCCGTAAGGCTCGTCCAGTGACCGGTGGGTCTTCATGAACTCCGCTATCCTCTCGTCCAGCGGCCTGTTATCCCTCCACTTGGCCCCAACCGCCCCAACCGCCTCGTGGGGCGTGCCGCCG